ACTGATTTGTCTTTCTTAAGTGTATCCAGTAACTGGAATAATACAACAACTACAGTAAAATCTAATAGTGCAAATTGGAATAGTGCTTATACAAATTTGGTTTCTAATAGTGCTGCTTATTTAAGTGCTACTGATTTGTCTTTCTTAAGCGTCTCTTCAAACTGGAATACTGGTTATGCTTATTCTACTGCTTATAATCTAAGTGCTTCTAATTATAATAATACCTTCTCTACCGTTCAAAGTAATAGTGCGAATTGGATTTTAAATACCACAACAATATCAGGGGTAAATGGGCTATCGGGTGGTGGTAATTTATCAACAAACCAAACACTTTCTTTGGATTTTACCAGATCAAATATTTGGACTGGACAACAAACATTCAATACTACTAATGCGTCAACAGTAGGGAGTATAATTAAAGGGACAACATCACAGACAGCAGATTTATTACAATTTCAAAATAGTGCAGGTTCAGTAATGCAAAAAATCAAGGCAGACGGAACAACAACCATAATAGGAACATCTGCTACAGAAACGCCGATATTGGGGTCTGAATTGTTGACTACTGCTCAATGGACTTCAGCAAATTGGACTGGAAATTTCACAACTGGATTTTCTCATATATCTTCAGCAACAATCGATTCATTAGTAAGTAATATATCCGCCGTAAAATCTTTATATTATACATTAAATATAACAATTTCAAATAGAACAGCGGGATCAGTAACTATGAATTTTGGTGGATTATCATATCCAACCATAATATCTTCTAATATATATGCAGATATATCAACATCCACATCACCATTTATTATAATACCAACTAACGATTTTTCTGGAACTGTTATTGTATCCGTAAAACAAATAATAGCCCCATCCAATCCAATTTTATCGGTTATAGATAGTTTAGGAAATACCATAAATGAAATAAGAACTGGTGCATCAACACGATATAGTACATTTATAGGAGTCGCTGCTGGCGGATATCATACAAAAGTATTATTTCCTGTAGGCGCATCAAACAATGCATTTGGTTATACTGCATTACAACATCTTACTATGGGTACACAAAATGATGCTTTTGGTTCTGGAGCAGGAACGAGTATTACTTCAGGAAATAATAATGTTTGTTTTGGGTATTTTGCTGGAAATGGTATTACCACAGGTGGAGATAATGTATGTTTAGGCGCATATTCTGCACCAATAAATAATGGGAGCTATAATATATCTATAGGAGCATATTCATCACAAAGCAACACTACTGGAGGATATAATACATCAATTGGTAATTGTGCAAGTAATAAAAATACTGTTGGTAATTTTAATGTATCTATGGGAAATGGAAGTTTATTTTCAAACCTTAGTGGAGGTTTCAATATAGCATTAGGGAACACATCATTATATACCAGTCTTGGTAATAATAATATAGGACTTGGCGCACAAGCAGGGTATTTTTGGACTGGTTCTAATATGTTATTTGTTGATTCGGTTGCTAATTACAATAGAAAAACTGTAGCAGATAATCTATCAGCATCAATTATTACTGGTGTTATGGCGGTAAGCCCCGTTAATCAAATTCTCACATTCAATGCGTTAGTTGGTATTAATGCACAATCACCTTCTGCACAATTCCAAATAAATCCCATAACAACGTCAACAGTCGGACAGATTATCAGTTCTATATCAGGACAAACAGCGGATTTATTACAATTTAGAAACAATGCGGGAACAATATTAGCAAACATTAATAATAGTGGTGCGTTATCCGCAGCAAGTATAACTAAAACTGGTGGAACTGCTTCACAATTCCTTAAAGCGGATGGTAGTGTCGATAGTAATACATATTTGACATCAAGTGGTGGATTAACATTAGCATATACAGCACAAACTGCAAATTATGGAATACAATCTACTGATTATCTAATAAATTGCACAACAAATTCATTTAGTGTTACGTTGCCATCAGCTACGAGTATTGCAGGTAAAGTGTATATAATCAAAAATTCTGGAACTGGAAACATTACAATATTAACGACATCATCACAAACTATAGATGGACAATCTAGTGGGTATTGGATTATATCTAACAAAAATTCGATGGAACTAATGTCTGATGGTGCAAATTGGATAATAACGTAACATAAATATAACTATGAGCTACTTTAATACGATATCAACTGTCTATAGGATCAAACGGAGAGAGTATAATTGATTTAACATCATTAGACATATACATAAACTTTTCAGAGGATATATAATTTATGGCAATACAAAAAATAACAGACTTAGGAAACGGGTATACCGCAGAATATTATCGTATTATAAGATTTAACACTTTAATTAATAGTAATACTGAAATTGTTCTTGCTCTATATAAAGACAAAGCAACAAGAGATATAAATGATAATGGATATGTAACAGTAAAATATTTTACTATGAACATACCTAAAGAAGTCTTAATTTCTGGTAATATGTTTACATATGCATATCAACAAATAATGTTACCAAATCCATTAACAAATGAAGATGGCAGTATAACAGAACAAAATTTCTTTGCGGATGCTATAATAGTTTAATTATGGTTATTAACTATGATCCCAATATTTATGGAACATTCTTAGAAGGGTTCGTAATTTCTGCTGTGCCTCAACCTACAAATGTAACTCCGACATTTGCAACAATTGGAGTGTCAAAAGATTTAATTATATCAGGAAAAAGTTTCTTTAGAATTGGTTCCGTATACCTTTCTGGTTCTCCATATACGCCATCAAGCACAATATATAATCCATTTTCTGCGTATCATACATTATCTGCCAATTATCCACCATTTAATGCATTACAAATATCCACAAGTTCGATAAATGTTAATTCTGATAGCCAAATAACAATAACCATTCCACCACCTTCTGCAACAGGATATTTTGATATTATAATTCAAAATTTGGCAGGATACGGAAAATTATCAGAGTTTAGTGAATATTATCAAAATGGAATTTTAGCATATATTGATAATAGCATTTGAAACATTACATTTTTTAGTTAAATAATTGTTAATACTAAACAGTAAATAATATAATGATACAGAAACCTTACGCACCCGCCGCAATACCATCAGGAGGACAATACCCACAAACACAGGGATTTCCACAGACTTCTCTATTAGGCGCATTTGTTTCTAAATTACCTTACGCATATCAGATTATTGATACAATGGTAAGAAAAAATCCAAAATATGAGATTTTTAGAGATGTAACACCAAGAAGAGATGATTTAATTGGCGATGAATCTATTTTTATATCACAACCAAACGATCCAAATCTCGCTGGTAATCCTTCTGGTAATATAATAATAAATAAAGATTATCAAGCTTTTGTTTACGCTAATGTCGATAAAGATAAAACAAATCGTTTGATGGATTATCGAAGAATGTCCTCTTATGCTGAAATGTCGGATTGTTTAGATGAAATTTGCGACGAATGTATTGTAAAAGACGAAAATGATAATATCGCAACTTTCCAATTAAGAGGCGAATACTCACAAGAAGCAAAAGAAAAAGTAGAGAAGGAATTTAAAAGATTCGTAAACATTTTCGATTTAGAAGATTCAGGATGGGAATATTTTAGACAGTTTTTAATTGACGGTGAAGTATTCTTTGAAAATATTATAGACGAAGAACGTCCTGAATTGGGTATTGTTGGTGTTGTGAATATTCCTTGTGAGTTGATAAATCCTGTATATGCAAACACACAAAATGAAATAATAAAAGGATATTTACTAAACAAACCAATAATCCAACCAGTAAATAGCATAAACAAACAAAACAAAGAAGAATTGTTGTTTCTACAAAAGAGTCAAGTTACCTATGTGCATTCCGGTATTTGGAACGAATTTAAAACCATTCGTTTGCCATATATAGACAATGCAAAACGAGCTTATAGACAATTATCATTAATAGAAGATAGTATTGTTATATATCGATTAGTAAGAGCACCTGAACGTTTAGTATTCAAAGTTTTTACAGGAAATATGCCAGCACCCAAGGCAGAAGCATATTTAAAACGCCTCATGCAGCAGTATTGGTCTAGAAAAAATTACGATACTACAAATGGAGGAACGGGACCGGGTGGAGGACGAGTAACTAATGTATACGATCCACAGAGTATGTTGGATTCTTATTGGTTCCCAAAAGATGCACAAGGTAATGGAACTGATGTAACTACGTTACCTGGTGGATGTTTAGCAATGGATACAAAAATTCCATTATTAGATGGCAGAACATTAACATTAACCGAACTAACAAAAGAATACAATGAAGGAAAACAGAATTGGGTATATAGCACAAATCCAGATAATGGAGAAATAGTTCCTGGATTAATTTCATGGGCTGGTATAACACAAAAATCTGCAAAAGTTATGGAATTGACTTTTGATAATGGAAAAACATTAATTGTTACCCCTGATCATAAATTCCCAATTTTAGGAAAAGGGAAAGTTGAAGCTAAAGATTTGATAATTGGTGAAAGTATGATTCCGTTCTATACTAAAGAAGAACCCACGAATAACAATCGATGCTTAATATCTGTAAAATACTTAGATAATCATATTGAAGTTGGAACCCTAACTATTGATAAAGAAGAAGAATACCATAACTATCACACTTTTGCGACAGATTGTGGGGTATTCACTTATAATAGTAATTTGGGTCAGCTTGATGATCTAAATTATTTCCTTAAAAAACTATATAAAGCAATGAAGGTTCCTGCTAATCGTTTTATTACTGATGCAGGTGGCGCAGCAAAATTCACGGATGGTACAGAAATAACTAGAGAGGAATTACGTTTTGCGCGGTATATTATTCGTATACAGAGACAATTTGCTACTAGTATTCGTGATTCTTTCATAGTTCACTTAAAATTAAAGAAACTTTGGAAAGAATTAAAGCTTCGTGAACGTGCAATTAATGTAGAAATGAACGTTCCAACTTCTTTCATGGCAATGAGAGAACAAGAACTCTTAAAACTTAAATTTGAAAACTTTGGAACCGCAACACAGAACCAATCAATGGCACCTTCTTATGCACAAAAGTATTATTTGGGATTAACGGATGAACAGATGCAGGAAAATAGAGAATGGTTAAGAAAAGATGCTGCATTAGAATGGGAATTGACACAAATTAAGGCAAGTGGTTCAAATTTCAGAGAACAAATTGCGGCAGCAGCAGGACAAGCAACACCAGCAGGAGGTTCTGAAGGTGGAATGGGTGGAGGAGGAGGCGCATCAGGAGGAGAAATACCACCAGAAGCAGGAGCATCAGAAACACCACCTGAATTTGGATCAGGAGATGTAGCACCAGAAGTAGGAACAGCACCAGAGGCTACAGAAACGCCGGAAACCCCACCCGCAACTCCTACAGCATAATTGGTTAAATAATATATATGGCAGTTTTACCGTCAGGTTCAGGATTTCGTGGAGGAACATCACTAAATACAAGCATTTCGTGTTATGATGATCTAGCTTTACGTATTAAACATCAATTAGGATATCCACTAATCAACATTGAAATATCGAATGAACAATTATTTGATAATATTTCAAATGCTATCGAATATTTTACTAAATGGGCTGGATATACTGAAGAATTCTTAGTGTTTGATACCAAGAAATATGTTAGTGGGGTGGGTATTGATATTGCAACACTAATAAATCAAACACCAGAAATGTATAGTAGTATGGTTTCAGGACTTTCTACAGGCTTTGATTATGATTTGAATGTTTATCGAAAGGTTGTTGATTGTTTTTCATTTGATATGGGGGAATCTACTGGTATTAACACACTTTTCTCAATGGAACAAGCAATGGCACAACAAATTTATTCTTCCTATATGATTGGCAACTTCGGATTTGATCTTACAAGTTGGCAAGTATTAAAAGGATGGATTGATACTAGAAAAAGAGTATTAGCACAAACCCCACACTTTAGATTCGATAATAGAACACAAATATTGCGAATTATTCCTGAACCAATACCAACAGAATCATATTTAGGACTTGTTGGATGCTACTTAGAACGTCCTATTAGAGATTTAGTAAGAGAACTGTGGGTGCAAAAATATTCTTTGGCTTTAAGTCGTATTTCTGTTGGTGCCGTACGTGAGAAATTTTCCGGGACCACCTTATTCGGTGGAGGAACTATTAGCACTTCTATATTAGCACAAGGATTTCTCGAAAAAGATGCACTCGAAAAAGAATTAATGAACTCTTATCAGGACAATTTACCCCCCTTATTTTTTCTCGGATGATTTTAAAATTAAATTTTATCTTTCAATATATAAACTTCTGTGTAATCACCAATTGCTTCTTCTAATGCATTAAGTTTATGCATAGCATCTTTTCTTGAAGTTACATTCACATAAACATCAAAAACAAAAGTCTTTCCATGTGATGCTTTCTTTTTTGTTACATCCGTTCCCCTATCTTCAATAGTAAATTCACCATCACCTATTTTACCATCCAAAGCTGGAATAATTATTTTAGTTCCAAAGGGAAATTTTGGATGTGCGGCGATTGTTATTCCTTCTTTTGCCCTTCCTTTAATAGATGATGCGATTCTATCCCCTCCAGCTTCTCTTTTATGATAAAACGTAATTCGAGCAACCATTTTTTGTTGAATTGCTGATAAAGGAGGAACGGAATTCTGATGCATATGTTTTTTAAACTCTTTATAGTTAAATGCCTTGTTATTACCACTTTTCATAGAAGCACAAGAGCATAAAAAGAGTGATAACATCGATATTAATATGTAATTTATTGTTTTCATACCTAGGTTTTATTTATCCAAACCTCCAATTTTAACAAAAATTTAAAAAAATACAAGAAAATTCTCACTTTACATATAAATACATACAAATAAGTATAAATAATAACATGGGATTAAAATTCATAGTAGAAGACGTTCACGAAGATATTGACTTCTTAGTAGAAGAACAAAATAAAACTGGTGAGAGAAAAACTTTCATAACTGGTCCTTTCATGATGGCTGGTAGTCCAAATGGTAATGGACGTATTTACAACATTGATGAAATGGTTAGTGAAGTGGATCGATATACAAAAGAAATGATTTCATCTCGCAGAGCAATTGGAGAAATGAATCATCCACAAAGCACAGAAGTAAATCCAGTTAATGCATGTCACGTTGTTGTCGAGTTAAAGCGTAATGGAAACTATTTTATGGGAAAATCACAAGTATTATCCTCTCCTATGGGTAAATTACTTGAAAGTTTCATTCATGATAAAATCAAACTTGGTATTTCAACTAGAGGATTAGGGCATATTGCAGAATCAAGTGGTGGAAAAAATGTATCCAATTTCCGTTTAATTTGTTTAGACGTAGTTCATCAACCATCAGTTCAAAATGCGATGTTAGAATCAGTAATGGAAAGTAGAGAATGGGCAATACGTCCTGATGGTTCTATTATCGAATGTTCAATGGATGCATATAAAAATTTAGATAAAAATTTAAAATCTATTCCAAATAAAATGCGCGACGAATATTTAAAAGAACAACTTTTAAAATTCATCAATGCAATTAAAGCAGCATAAATAATATTATGAATAACCAAGAAAAACAAGCAATACAACAATTCATAGCACATATGTCTGTAAAAGATTATGCAAAAGCAGAGAAATCTTTACAAAATGCTGTGGAAGAAAAGCTAAAAGAAATAATTCGTAAAGAAACTGCCTCTCCAAACGAAGAAAAATAACACAAAAAGGTTAAATAAATTTATACACCATGAAGAATTTCAAAGAACTCTTAAAAGAACAGTTTACAGACTTAAGCGAAGATTCCTTAATTGCTATCAACGAAGCCTTTGATTCCGCAGTTGAAGAAAAGGCAAAGCTTCAAGTCGAATCTGCTATCATCACAAATGAAGAAGCACAAACTAAAGCAATCAATGAATTAAAAGAATCTATTGATGCTGACCATACTGAAAAATTAGAAAAATTAGTAGAAGCTATCGATCAAGACCACGCTTTCAAATTCGAATCTGCAATTTCCAAACTTGACGAAAAACATGCTGGTATGTTGAAGGAAGCAATGGCAGCAATCGACGAAGATCATGCTGCAAAATTCCAACAAGCATTAGATCGCATTGACGAAGAACATACTACAAAAATGTCAGAAGTAGTTACTGCTATTGACGCTGACCATGCAAAGAAATTTAAATTAGCATTCAATAAATTAGACGAATCACACACCAACAAATTACAATTAGTGATCGATAAATATGAATCACTATTAAAAGAAGAAGCTGTTGCATATAAAGAAAGCATCATTGAAGACATTGATGGTTATATGAACGTTTATTTAGAAAAATTGATCCCTAAAGATCAAATCTCGGAAGCCGTTGCAAACATCAAGGCTAAAAAAACTTTGAACCAAATTAGAGACTTAGTTTCCATCAGTGAAGAATATATCGACACTGAAGTTAAAGAAGCACTCCAAGATGGTAAAAAAATAATTAATTCTTTGAAAAAGGAATTGAACGAAGCACTTAAAAGCAATGTTGAAGTCAACAAGAAGTTGAACCAAACAGAAGCTGCTTATTTGCTTGAACAAAAAACAAAAAATTTAGCAGACGCTACAAAGGCGCATGTTAATAAGCTACTTAGAAATAAGTCACCCGAATTTATTCAGGAAAACTTTCAGTATGTAGTTGAGATGTTCGAAAAAGAAAGCATCGAAAAAGAAGAAGACGCAAAAGAAAAGATTATGTCAAAACGAATCAATGATTCGATAGACCGTCCTGAATTTGTGTTCGAAGCTGAAACGATAGCTACTTATCCAACTGAGAAGGAAACCTCTCCTGTTGGGGGATATCTGAACGAGATGAAGAAAAAAGATGGGGGTAGATTAAGTTTTACTCGCTAATCGCTTTATACTCAATTTAAAGGTCGAAAAAAGGAAAAAAATACACAAAACTATGGAAAATCTTCTACACATCGATAAAGTGAGAGCAGAACAACTTGTTGAAAAGTGGAGTCCAGTATTGGATTACACTTCAGACAAAGTTTCCGCTATTACCGACGATCATACAAGACTCAACACCGCTATCTTGCTTGAAAACCAAGAGAAATGGTGCTTCGAAGCGGGTAATACTAGTGGTGCAGGTGGTGTTTTCGGTTCTGGTGGCAGCAATGCAACTCAGTTCTCTAATGACACTTATGCTACTGGCGATGCTCGTTTACCTAAAGTTCTGATTCCAATGATTCGTCGTACTTTCCCCGAACTCATCACAAATGAGATCGTGGGTGTGCAGCCAATGACAGGTCCAGTCGGACTTGCCTTTGCTTTGCGCTACAAGTACGAAGCATCTCCTCTTGGTTATTCTGGTGGGTCTACCGATGGTAGCTTATCAAATAGCGTTGTAGGTGGAGCACAGAACATTAGTCAGGGAGCAGAATTAGGTTACAATTACTTGAACACCGCTTTCACTGGTACATCCAGTCAGGCGTTGACAGGTGATTCTACTTATTTCGTTAACCCTGTCGAAGACACTGGTGTTGCACAGTTATTGAGCCAATTTGAATTAACTTCAAACATCCCTCAAATGACTGTATCTTTCGAGAAAACTGCTGTTGAAGCAGGAACTCGTAGGTTAGCTGCTCGTTGGTCTGTCGAACTCGAACAAGACTTGAAGAACATGAATGGTATTGATATCGACAGCGAGTTGACAAACGCGATGTCCTATGAAATCCAAGCGGAAATCGACAGAGAAATGATCATGAGAATGATTCAGGTCTGTTTGAACGCTGGAGCTAACATTGGATATAGCATTTGGAATGCTGCAAGTGCTGACGGTCGTTGGTCTGGAGAACGTGCTCGTGACTTCTACAACAGAATTGTTGTTGAAGCTAACAGAGTCGCAATCCGCAACCGCCGTGGTGCTGCAAATTTCATAATTGCAACTCCTCGTATCTGCGCTATTCTTGAAACACTACAGAATTTTTCTTGGCAGTCCGTAAATGGTAATGTTAACACAACACCAGTCGGTATTGCTAAGGTAGGTTCTATTGGTGGTAGATTCCAAATTTATCGTGATACAAGAACAGAAGCTCAAATCAATCAGGGAACAGCACCTTATGGTGCTCCTGGTAAGAATGCTAGTTACCACCCACAAGGTCGTGCTGCAATCGATTACGCTCTATTAGGTTATAAAGGACCTGAGTATTATGATACTGGAATCGTTTATTGTCCGTATATTCCTGTGATGGTTCAGCGCACAGTTGGACCGAATGACTTCTCTCCAAGAGTTGGTTTAATGACACGTTATGGTGTTGTTGATCATATCTTTGGTGCAAATCTATATTATCATTTGGTAATATGCCAAGGTTTGGGAACTGCATTCACACCGGGACAAACGGCAGTATACCTCTAAGGTCTGCTCGAAAACGCGAACTAAGTTCACACAAAAATATTGCTATGGTAAAGGACACTGTAAAAGGTGTCCTTTACTTTTTGTACACATAACGAACTTATAATTACCACAATCCCAAATTCTAGTATATCCATTCGCTATCATATTTTTATTTTCTGATAATTCGGGATTGTATATTTCTAATTTCTTTTCTTGTATAGACTTTCTGAATCCGAATCTGTATAATCTTTCCAAATATGTTTTAGTATAGTAATAATTAGGTGTTGTTACGTGTGCTAAAGTGAATCCTAATTGTTTATATAGGTTTCCTTGTGACCATCTTCTATCAGCATATGAAGTTATTGATATTGGATTATAATGAGTTTTAAAATGTGATAACAATTTTCCCGCACCACCCACAATAGAAAAATTATTAACGGAACAATATCTTATTAGTTCATATACATCTTTAGTATTATTAGAACCCAAGACTATCCGTAAATTAGAAAAAGTCATAATAGCAACCATACGATCCTTATAAAATAGTCCTAAGTTTATTGGAGTATTTACATTTCCTTGGATATGATATTTATTCAAAAATTTGCTTTTAGTTTTATTATCTATTTCTTTTACTATACATTTTCTTGCATATATTCTTCTATTAACTTTTCCTAATATATGTTTAATTCTACTGAATACTATTTGTTCTTTTGATATTAATTCATCTTCGAATATTTGTAATAGTTGAATTCCTTGAGATTCCGCATTTTTAGTCTTTTTAATATGGTAATTTTTATCAGGTATACATTTCTCACTATGCCAATACAATCCATTAATTTCTATACCAATTGATTTGTCTGGTATATAAAAATCTATCTCCTGTCCTGTTGTTAATATTTTTCGTGTTCTATATTCATAAGAAACGCCTAAACTTTCTAAGAAACGTTTCATTTTTATTTCGCTTTTAGTTCCTTTGGGTGAGCAATACGGACAATATAGTGGGTAATTATTGTTTAACCATCTTTGAAAATGTTTACTACAGTGCTTACATTCCCAATTGTAAAGAATGTCATATGATCCCGCTCCTTTATATTCTTCTCTAGTAAAAAGTGGAATTAGATCAGGATATTTCTCGTTCAAAGAATTATAATGTTTATCCAATGATGTTTTAGACAATGCTGCACCATTACTATTCCGTTTTATGTCTCCTGATTTTATTCTGTTTTTATATTCTTCGGTTTTTGTATAATTATCAACACCATATTTTTGTATGTTGGTATTTCTGATCTTATCTTTTCCATATTCACTAGATAAAACATTACCAGTTCCATATTTTATTATGTTTGTTTTTCTTTTAACATCTTGTATTGTATCCATGTCTTTAAATCTGCATGAATTTGAACAATATATAGGATATCCATTATTAGCATTAAAAACAACTGGCGAATTGCATATTCTACATAGTGGTATTGATGTAATGTCATTTATAAAGCAGTATACTCTTCGTGAAAATGGTGTAGTATTAGAATCCAAGAACAAAGTAGCCTGTAATATTTCTTTATATGATAATTCTCCAAAATTATCAATAAACAATTTCGGTTTCATGAATCTCGTAGAACCTTTATATTTCGTTTCTAAGAAATTCTGTATATTATGTTTTAAATCTTGGAATATCATTGGTTATAAGTTTTTATGAATTTATAATGTCCACAGTCCCATATTCTAGTATATCCATTTAGAATCATATTTTCATTTTCAGTCAAGTCATGATTATATGTAACTAGTTTATCTTTTAATAAATGTTTTTGGAATCCGAATCTATGTTTTCTGGTATCATTAATGACATACCAGTAATTGGGAACGGTTATACCTTTCAATTCAAAATTAAGAGATTTATAAAGATTCCCAATTGACCATCTTCTATCCGCGTAAGAAATAAGTTTGGATGGTGTATATGTCTTTTCAAAATACGAAAGCAATTTTCCTGCTCCTCCGATAACAGTAAAATTAAAAATTGTACAATATCTAGCAAGTTCACATTCTCCAATTTTTTGGTTTTTATATCCTAATGCTTGTCGAGTTGCGGAGAATGTCATTACAGAAACTAAATGGCTCTTATAATACAATCCCAATGAAACTTTACTTTTGTCGTTTCCTTGTATGTGATATTTCCTCAAGAATTTACTTTTAGTTTCCGTATCTATTTCTTTGACTTCGCATTTTCTCGCATATATTTTTCTTGATGTTTGTTTAAAGATATGTTTTAGTCTTGATTTACATATTTTATTTTTTTCTTTCCATTCATCTTCAAAAATATGAATTAATTGTATACCTAAATCTTCGCAAAGTTTTGTTTTTTGTGAATGATACCATTTAGTTTTTCCCATTTTATCTGAATGATAATATAATCCATCCAATTCTATTGCTACTGACAATTCAGGAATGTATACATCTAATTCCATAGGTGATATTACATCTCTTGTTTGTTCGATTATTTTAAAACCAAAAGTCTTACAATAGTCTATCAATTCTTTTTCTATAATTGATTGTCCACCACTTTCTATTTTTGGGTGGCATGTAAAGCACCTTGGTATTTTTCCATCATCAAGATTACTTTTTGTTATATTTCCGCATGATATACATTCAAAATCATATATAGCATTAACACCTTTATAATCATCCTTCGTGAATAACAACTTAAAATTCTCCAATCTTGTATTGTTTGTTAATTTATTGAAAAAATTCTGTAAAAATTTTTCTGTTCTTTCTTTTACTAGATGTTTTTGATTTTCTTTATGCCATTTTTGTATTTTTTCTTGAACTTCTGGAATTTTAGAAGGATTATCCACTCCATATTTCTCGATCCATATGGGTTCCATAAAGGTTCTATCAAATGGCGAAGTAACTCCTATAGATTTTAAAGTGGTTTCTTTCTTTTTATCTTTAACTTCTTGTATTTTAGAAACATTATCCACTCCATACTTTTTTTGTATAGCGTCCTTTTTTATTTGTTTTACTACATCTGATCTATTCGAATGCCCCTGTAGAAATTTAGTTTTCCAAGGTGTTTTTATGGGATTTTCGCAACCACAAAGGCATAATATAGGGGAGATTTGATGATTTTGGACATACCACCAGCGAGTTTTAAAATTTGTATTGTCTGGTAAGAATTTAGTATCCTCCAATACCTTTTTATATATCCCATACCATTTAGATTTGGGATTTCTTGAATTAACTACTTGGATAAATGTTGGATACTCTGGTTCCATGTTTGTAATTATCACACAGAATCATAATATGTCAATCCCTATCTTAATTTTTGCAAAGTTGAATTGAAGAAATGGGTAACTTCTTCTTTGCAATTATATTTTTTAACAAACGATTGAAAAATATTATCGTATAAAGTTGCTGTTTTAAACTTCACAAAATTATCTTTTATATACAATCTATTAGAAGAATCAAGAAACGCATCTTCTAATTTTTTTAACAAATCTTCTTTAGATTTTGCTAATTCGAATTGCAAATCTATTGGAATTTCGAATTGCAAATCATACCAAGGAGTTTCGCAAAGATATTGTTTTAATTTTTCATTGAAGTTTTTACTCATATCTTAACATATTTAAGCAAAAATGAATAAATAATTATACATTATGATAAATCAAACTTATACGAACCAATCAGTTTTAAATACTTCTGCTACAATCGCATCAATTAGTGCAAACGTAGGAACAGGATTTTATTTCACATCCGCAACTTCTCCTAATATTGTTGCTGTTGAATATAACACCAATGTTCCATATTTAAGTGCTAATGCTATTACTCCTGCATTAACCGCTTATAATGCTGCGTATACCACATGGACAACAACTTCTGGTGCTTCTGCGTTGTCTGCTGCTGCTTTGACTGCTTATAATGCTGCACAAGTCACACTTACCTCTACTATAAACAATTCATTTTCTGCATATACATATACTAACACCGCAGGATTAACTTTATCTTCTGGTGCAGGAACAATTCTCGTAGACAGATCATATGTTGGAGATATTATAAACTTCAGAAAAACTAACAGACATGGGTTCTTAGCATATTTAGGTGCTACAGGAACATTAACATTGACTGCTAATGGGTTACAGGCTTGGGGACCTGAAAATACTCGTCTTCGTCTATTAGGATATTTCTAATATATACTAACAAATATGAAGAAAGCCTCTTGATTAATTTCATGAGGCTTTCTTTTTTTAGTTTTTACTGCTAAATAATGTATATGTCTACATGTAATTATACAACCCTAATAAATGATACTGATTGTATTGGTGATTCGAGAATTGTAATTAATACCAATTTCACTAATTTAGATAATGCGCTCTGTAATGTTTATAATCCATTTGTGGGTATGGTAGTTGCATTTCCTTCAACTATAGCACCCACAGGATTTTTAAAATTAAATGGAGCAACTATTAATAGAACCACATATAGTAATTTATGGAATTTTGCACTATCTAGTGGAAATCTTGCTACAACAGAAACAGAAAAATCTTTATCCGCTTGGGGGAAATTTGGGCCGGGGGATGGGGCAAATACATATACACTTCCTGATTTGAGAGGGGAATTTATTCGTGGTTATGATGATGGTCGCGGCATAGATTTAAGTAGACTAATTGGAACATGGCAAGTCGATATGTTTAAAAGCCATATTCATAGATTGTTCTCATATTCATTAAACAATTCTCCTGATGGTGCAGTTCCTGTAGAACCTTTATTAACAGAAAATTACATATACAATACTTGGGGAGGGTTGCAAATAGAAGCTACTGGAGGAGTGGAAACTAGACCTAGAAACATTTCATTATTATATTGTATAAAATATTAATGAAAATTTATAATTACCATAAAGCCTCTGGAGAATATATCAATCAAGATATTGCTGATGAATCCCCATTAGAACAAGGAGTATATCATATTCCTGCTTTTGCAACCACTATAACTCCTCCTGAATATAATTTAAAAACACAAAAAATATTTTTTATTAATGGGGAATGGAAAATTGAAAATATGTGCAGTTCATCTATAACATGGGAACAAATTCGTATAAAACGCAACAATATATTAAAAGAAACTGATTGGACACAACTTATTGATTCACCAGTAGATAAACAACAATGGTCTGCATATAGAAAGGAATTGCGAGATATAACAAAAAAATTCACTAATCCTTCTAATGTCATTTGGCCCGAGATTCCAAATTCAACAATAAGTATTTAAAATGGGATATGGTAATTATAGTTTAAACAATGCAGCAAGCGATCCTAATACTCTAGGTGATCTTATAGACATTCGTTGTGGGAAAGATGCGCCAGCAATGCGTAACATCATTTTTGGGTCTTCTACATTTACTTTATCAGGACAATCAACTCAAGCCAAATCTTTGATGTCTAGTGGTAGTATCGATAGTTCAAATGCGATAACACCAGAAAACCATTTATTATTAACACAAAAGTATGCAGCATTAACACAAATAGCAACACAAAATCATGTGATACAACCACAAACGGAAGATAGTGTTAATGATACAAAAATAACAAGAACCCCTGTTGTTGCGCCCACTACAATAGAAACAAATCTACACGATGTAACAAAACCAGTTTCCCCCTTTATAGGATCAACTTTAGGAACATTAACCGGAGCATCAAGAGGAGCAACAGGATCAGGAATACCTAGTATTGTTCATACATTTTTAGAAAGAACAGATACAAAATCAGCAATCGGATTAGGTGCAGCATATCAATCAGTGAAGATTGATGAAATGTCTAAATTACCATCTTCGGTTATGGGCAGTATCGGTGCAATTACAAATACAGCCGGAACGCTATTAAATGATGTGTATGCTGGAACACAAGCTGCAATACAAATAACAAATAGACTAAAAACCAATCTAATAGTATTAGTAGAAAAAACTGCATTTGCTGCACTAGATACATTTATTCCATCGAGTGTTATGATATCTTTCGGGAATTTTAATATATCATTATCAGTATCATTAGATGGATTATTAGAAAAAAACCTCAATAAACTCACTAGTTCAGAAAAATTTAATAACGCATTTGATTCCGCAACAAAACAAATCACTGATGTATTAAAAACACCACAAAAACTAATACAACAATTTATAGTTCCACATTTAAACGCTGGACAATCCAGACTACATAACCCAACTGCGGCATTCGATAAATTATTACCACCAGATATTCATGCGTCCATTAATATCGCCGCAAATTCTTCTAATGTTGGATTAGGTGGAGATGGTGGAGGTTCTTTGTTTACGAAATTAGAAACATCATTAAAAGGAACGGTAGTAGATGGAATAATGAAAAATTATTCATTACATATAAATTTAATGCCACATATGTTTAAAAGTGGTAAACCAATTCAACCATCTACATTTAGTATTGGATATAGACAATCTAGTTATCCTACTAGCACAACATTTAATGGAGAAGTATATCGACAACCGGATTATATACCAACACCAATATTATATTAACATATGAAAGAATATTACGGAAATTATTTAGGTATAGTAGTATCAACTCAAGACCCTGAAAGTAGAGGAAGAGTTAAAGTATACATACCACACATCATGCCAGTGTTAAACCAAAATCTTTTAAAATTATTTGGTGATCAAGCAGAAGATATTATTTCATTTAATGCTGTTGGTGGAAACCTATCAAATGGGATGCCAGAAAATGCTAGATTGTATTTAGAAAAAATATTACCATTTGCAGAACCCGCTTCACCAATTATAGGTGGTTCTTCTCCTGGTGTATTAGACTCTATTGGAAATTTCTTACAAAATGCCATTGGTGGGGGGAGTTATGATAAAAATGCCATTGGTGCTGGAAATACTGGTGTAGTCGCGCAACCAAGCCAAAATAATACATCACCAAATAATCCAAGTAACGGTAAATTGGATAAAGCAAATCCATCGCAATTAGTTCCTATTGGTGGTGGACATTATTTAAATCCTTATGTTGCAGAAAAATGGAAGGCATTAAAAGCTGAAGCGGATGCAGCAGGAGTAAAAATTTCTGTTACTGACTCATATAGAACTTATGCAGAACAAGTTGATGTCGCACAAAGAAAAGGTATATATGGAAAGGGTGGATTGGCAGCAACTCCAGGAAGGTCTAATCATGGACTTGGTAAAGCATTAGATTTGGAATTTAGTGGAATGACTGGATATCAATGGATGTTAACAAATGCTCCTAAATACGAATTCTCGCAAATACATCCCAATATACCTTATGGCAATTCAGAATTTTGGCATTGGCAAATCCCTTCTGCACCCATGACTTCTTCAGCAGTAAATACACCTGAAGCACCACCAGTAAATAATAATGTCGCTGCATCGCCACCCCCACCAGAAGCAAATTTGGATAGTTCCGCAGCTACAGACAATTCAAAAATGTCTGATGGTTCCGCAACCCCTGTAACAACTACTCCATCATCCACACCACCCGCTCCAGTGACCTCTACTAGCCCTTTTGGTAGAATCACCTTATATGGGTATGAAAAGAAAGGACAAGCTGATTACGACACAAATTCTGCAAACGGAATAGGTATACAAAATATAAAATTAGTTCCCAATACAAGTTTCGCAGTTTCACCAGATATAGAATCATTATTTAGAGCAAACGGAATTGCACCAAAAGATACCGTTCAATTATCTTTGGGAAATGGAAATATAATATCAGGAACTTGGGATGATCGAACAGCAAAGAATTTATCTGGAAGATTTGATATTTATAGTCCATCAAAAGACTATCCACACATAGATCAACCAGTAATGGGATTTGGGAAAGGGGATGGTGCTATGGTAACATCCTCTGCACAAGTAATGACAACTACTGATGTTGCTCCTGCTCCTTATGACACAACAAACGTACCAAAAGGGGTATTTTGTATTCCTGCAATTGGTGCTTTATTATGGTGTTTCTTTAGAGAAGGAAACCCACTATTTCCAGTTTATTTTGCCGCATCATATAGAAGTTCAGAATGGAGTGGTGCATACAAATCAGCTAGTCCTGGAATTGGGTTTGATCCTTCTTTAATGGGGAATGATACCATAAACAAAACTAGTTTATTACCAAACAAAGGTGGTGGTATAATTTCAACTGAAGGAAAGGATTTACATGAAGTGTCATTAGTTTCATTTGCTGGAAGTCATTTAAAATTTAGCGAAAACCATACTATGTTATATGCTGCTGATGATTTTCATGCACAAACTGATGGTAATATATTCAATATTGGATTATTAAACAGAGAAACACACACTAAAGGAATTGATAATACTGTAATAAATGGAGATTGTTATATAAAAGTTGGAAATGTGACGGATTCTAGTGTCCATGATGCAATAAATACAATTGAAACATTAATAGGAGAAATAAACAACGAAATGTTGAAACCATAACATGAGCAATAAAAGAACCATACCATGTCCAAGTTGTAGCGGGAAAATTTTAGAAAACAAAAAAGAAAAATCTTTTTTAGAAATGATGAAAGGTGCAATAAAATCTCCTGTATTGCTTCTTAAACTCGTTATTACCCCACCTAGACAATCCAATATAATAGATAAAAAGACTATTTATAAAGGTGCTTGCCCTGATTGTGGAGGAACGGGAACTTTTATCGATCCTACGGACACTAACCAGCAAGAACAAAAAGCAGTAGAAGTTGCACAAAAAAATGCGTCTGCTGTAATGGACGCTGAAGCAAAATTAAATACAGGAGGATTTACCAATTCAAGACATATATCAGTTTTAGGAAATCAGGTTGTAGAAATTGGTGTAGGATTCAATAAATTAAAATCATATGCTGTAGTTGAAGGCGCAAAACCAGTAAAAGCTAAAATTAATATTGGATCAGGAGGAACGACAGGAGGAACAGCAAAAACAAACCAAATAAATGCGACGAATCCTTTAGCAACTCCGGGTGGACAATACTATATAAAATGTAGTAATAAGTTTACTCTTGTTGCTGGTGCTCAAGGAATAGAATTGAATACATCCGGCAATTTAAACATTGCTGGAGGTATAACAAAAATTACTGGTGCTGAAATGAACATCGGATCAAGTATAGGAACAACAACTATAGAAGGAAACCATTTAAAATTAACTGGAAAAACTATAGAATTAACTCCTGCAAATGGAAGTTCTACTGGTCAAGTGCAAGTAAATGCAACATTAGGTGTTGATGGTAATATGATAGTATCTGGTGGAGCACATATTGATGGAGAATTACATTTCATTTCTGCTACTACTACAAGACTCGACCCAAAACCTACTAGCTTTGGTGCATTGCCATTTGAAACTACTGGAAAAGCACAATGGGGAGGAACACCAAAAGAAGCATCTAAATCTGCTATAAAAGATTTACAAACAGTGGTAAAAGAATTTATCAAAGACCCTAGTATGTTTATGTCAACTCCAAGAGGAGCAAATATGTTAGCAGAAAGGATGTCGCATATTGCATACACACTATCATCTCCAGTTCCAGTGGGATATGTCGGATCAGGAATTTATGGCAATTCTACTGTGTATGTTTATCCACATCATCACACAATGCCAGAAACCGCACACGTTCATTCAATGGATTTACCAAATATTAAATTGTTTGATACTGATAAACAGGTAAGAGAACAAGCATCTGATTGCCAAAAACCTCATCCAGTTCCTACCGTTAATGGTGGATTATCAATATTAACGAACTACGGTAAAAGCATGATAGGTTAAGAACTAAAAACCCTTACATATTCGTGCATCAGTTTTTTTGTTAATTCTTTCCTGCTATTATCATCATCAATAACAGATTCAGGAATACTTGCAATCATCTGTATTAAATTTATATAACCTTTATATTTTTTATCATCATATTTCCCAATATTATTAGTAAATTGTGATTTATAAATATCTTCCACTTTTAATTTAGGAGAGCTATATACAGCATTTAACACACTTTGTTGTAATTTGTTCTGTATGTCAACTATATCATCTTTTTTAGTTTCTATATCAAAATCTTCTGGTATTTCCACTGAGCTTAACATAGGAAATTCATGATTCTCACCAAAGACATCAAGTAACAATTTATCCCAAGGATGTATATTATCTTTAGAAAGAGTATCAATACTATCATTAATATCTTTCAATTCATTATTATCCATACAAGTAATTAACTAACTTTATATATTATGTTTCATTTTTTCTTCTCTTAATTGCTTGAACTTTTTATTTACAAACTTACAAATTTCTGATCTTACAATATCATCTTCATCTAACTCCACACAATGAATCCCAACATCTTTAGAATCTTGTGCATTAAACAAATCATAAACTTCTTGAAATCCAGATTTTCCGTATGGTAGATCACTTTGGTCTGGATCGCCACATAATATAACTTTGGAATATTGTCCGATTCTGCTCAATAATGTAAATATTTCTCTTACCGACATATTCTGTAATTCATCAGCACATATAAACTTTACAGAAAAATGTAATCCCCGAGCAAAGTTAATAGGGCATATAGTAAGTCTATTATCCTTTTCTAATTTAGAAATTTCAGACTGTGACAATAACTCTTCTAATTTATCTCTAAATGGAGCCATATAGTAAGAAACCTTATCTGACATACTTCCAGGTAAGTATCCCAATTTAGAATCCGAACTTTCAACTGCTGATCTAACCAAAACTAAATCAGACACCTTTCTTAAATTCAACAATTGCAATCCCAAATACATCGCCAACATAGTTTTACTAGTTCCTGCAACTCCTTTCATAAACAAGATTTTGGTATCTTTATCTAAGAATATATTTATTATATATTTTTGTTTTTCTGTCCAAGGTAATTCTTTAATATTTAAATCATAACTAATTTTAGGACTTTGATGAACATACGGAGAGTTATCCGTTTTTGTTTTATTTTCTAATGTTTTAGTTTCCGTCGCTTTACTCTTTCGAGCAGATTTCTTGGTAGACATATATAATATAAGTTTATTCTTACATTACTATTTATTAAAACTTTCATAAATTAATACACCAAACAAGAATATTTTATTACAATATTACTAAATAAATAAAATGAGCCTAAAACATCACGAAATAGAAGCAATAGTCGAAGAAATTGTAGACTATATAACAGACGAAATTCAAACCCATTTCAGTAAAGAAGCGGATATAAATTATGCACTTGATTTTCTACTAAGCAAAGTAGAAAAATTAGATGTTGATGATTTTTAGGTTATCCTTGCAAGCCTTGAGTGAAACTTCCTGTCGCTTCTCCTGCTTGTACTGGTTGTCCTGCTATAGGTGGTGCAGTTTGAGGTTCTTGTGCTAATCCTGCATTATTCGCATTTGGCAACATTGATGGATTCTCTTCGCTTGTGGGTGTTGGTCCCTTTGCTTCTGACTTAATATCTTGCATCTTTTCAATAACATCATTAATTTGAGATTCTAATTGATCATCAGCAATATCTATAACATCACCAGCTTTATTCAAATTTCTAATTGTTATCTTATAATCATTATCCACACGACTTCTAGTAACGGTTATTTGATAAGAAAGTTTTAATGTATCATTTGTCCATAAAAACGCATTGATATCTTTAGATATTGTTGATGGGATTTCTATTTTTTTTATTTCTTCTCCAAAATGTTCTTGTAGTTCCTCAAAAAGTTTGTCTGCAACGTCTGAAGTAGTGTTCGCATTAAAATCATCAGGGTTTGGTATAGCACTATCATTAGCTTCATATATAGCATTAACAGATTCCAAACATTTCTTCAAATACGCATCAAATTTATTCATATATCTCATTATATTTAACTTATGGTGATAAATATTACAACAATAAGATGATAACTACAGATTTTAATATTTTAAGTGGAGTTACCGTATCCTCAAATTTTCAATGGGGCGGGAGTTATCCTGTGTTATCGGCTGTTCCTGCTAATACCATATCGAATTATATATCTGGTTATGCTCCTGGATTATCAGTATGTTTTATAAATCAATCAAATCCTGATATATTAAACACTGGAGATGAATTGTATTATACTTGGGATTTTGGAGATTTTTATAACCAATCAACAAACACAATTATCACTTCATCATCTACGAGTATGGTATATCATTTGTATACTATGCCTGGGATATATAATGTAACATTAACACAGCAAAAAAAAGTTAAAACCACCACCATACCAAGTTTAAGTGTTAATAATTGTTTTGGTAGATATTGTATTAACTGGACATGGAACAATTTACAATCTAATAGTGTAAATTATTTAAAATGGAAAGATGTTAGTAGCCAATCCACAGTTAATAAAACAACAAAATGGGCAGAAATACCAATTTATGGTAGTGAATGTAACAATTCAAATTTCTCACTATATACTTACAATATCACAAAAATATCAGCCATAAACGTAATAGAAACGTCTCCTATAGCAAATTTAACAACAATATATACTCCCGCAACAGGAGTCTCACCATTTACTATTGAAATGTCTCCATCAGGAACCATATGTGGTAGTTTTCCTATCGAAAAAATAGTTTGGGATTTTGGTGATGGAAGCACACCAAAAATCGTAAGTAGGTATAACACACCGGATTTAACAATATTCACCAATACCAACACATTTTCTTCGGACATCAACGATCCTAGAAACTATAACGCAACATACACATATAAAAGAACCGAAATATCAACATTTTATCCCTCAATTACTGCATATTGTATGAATACCAATCAAAATAGTATATCACAAACAACTGTGGGGTCAATAAATTTACCATCAATAAGTGCAACACCAATACGACTGCTAAAAGTAAGAAATGATATCAACGGAAACCTATATGGAATACAAATTGGTAACAACTTCGGATTAGTAACAACATTAAAGAATCGATATATTCCAACCAATTATGTAGTATATAGCGATTTGGGATCACCATTCCAGATTATTGTAATTGAAAACCCAATTGCACGTTATGGAACATTAGGAACACAAAAAATAACAAACAATATTCCACCACAAAGAATTAATGTTATCAATAGTAATTTAGGAAATCCGTTTCAATTAACTGTAACAGAAGATATAATTACCGGATATGGAACATTAGGAATAGAAGAAATTTACACATACAGCCCACAAGAAATTAACATTATTATATATAGCAATTTAGGTAATCCGTTCCAATTAACTGTAACAGAAGACCCAATTATGGGATATAACATATTAGGAGTAGTAAAATTATAAATATATGAGTAGTAAAATTACATATTCTACAGTAGCTGCAATCAATCCTGTTAAATTGGGATATGAATATTACAGAACCGAACCAACAAACGAAAGTGGTTCTGTGTATAAAGAGGGATATTTTCTTTATAGCTCACCATTTTTTGATGGATTTAAAGATTTCACAATAAACAAAGGAAATGCATTATTATTAACTGATGCGATTTCTTTAACTTCTTTATTTGTTAATGATACATTTTTAGTAGATGATTTACTATTCGCTTCGGTTATTAAAATATCTCCTAGGAATTCTTCCAACAATTATGCAGCAGAAAACCAAAAACATCAAATAATTCTATCAAATTCTCCTCAAAATTTTGAATTGAAAAAAATTGATAATAATACCACATTTATAATCACAAACGAAAAATATTTACAAATATCACCAAATTATCCATATGAAATAACCACAAGCACAGAAGGAATACCAGATTCTGAATTATATTTAAGAACATTCAATTATTACTATAATAATGGATTTATAACATTCTCCATACTAACACCAGAAGGATATCGTTATTTAAATTTCGGAACTGATGGTATTCTACGAGCTACTGGTGTTGCTTTTAACGAAAATGACATCAACGGATATTTATTAGCAATTATCAGCAACACACAAAAAACAAACACATCAATAAACGCTAGTAATTATTTTAGAAATGATTGGATTCGATATTTCATGGATTTAAAAGACAATACAAACAATAAAAACACAAAAATAAATACGATAATATCAAATCCTCCAACTAATTATCTCGTTAGCTTTCCTATCAATAACGTGACTTCTACCAATGAAGTAAATATAAATATCGCAAACTTAAAAACTAATTATACACCAACAGGTGCCAATGGTATAGAAATAGAACAAAGTAATTTAGTAGGATATTTATCATCAATTTATATGATATCCGATTATAGTGCTTCAACAAATGATTTTAGTGATAATAATGGATTTTCTACTATCGGACAACTACCTGTACAATACAATAGAACATTGTATACAAATCCATATACTTATGATGTGATAGCAACAGTTTCTTATACGAGTATTGATGATTGTTTGATGATAAACGACTCTCCTGTTGGAACCCCCATAAATATTACATGGGGATCATACATATATAGGGGATATACATTACCACCATCAGGATATTCATTCTCTTTATCTGCATCAGAAACTTTTAGTATAGGCATTGGAAATTTGGTAGATAGATATGTCGGTATAACTGGAGGTACGGTGAAATTTATTCATAACATTTAATCAAAATTTCATCTATAAATATTAATAGTATGCCAACCAAAATTCAACAAAGAGATTATTATAAGATATTTTCAGGACACAACCAAAACGATGGTTATGAGAAGATACATTTGGGGTATGAAGCATCAACCACAGAAACAATACTAACAAAAGACCAATATACATATTTTCATTATCCATATTTCTCTGAAAGCCACCCATTAAGCGCATCAACTTTAATAAATAATGGTGCTACTGCGGGGTCAATACCAGCAATGGCAGATAGGATATATAAAAAACTTGGTGGATATGGAGACAATACACCTTGGGGAAATGCTACTGGATTAATAGATGGAACTTGGTTGTGTAGTTGGCTATATTCCCCTGCTGCTGATGTTGCTCCGCAGTGGCTTGATAGATATTATAGTCCAGGTAGAATTGCATATGAGGAAGCTTTAATGGGGCTTGTCGATTTTGGAACATATATCACCTACGATTCCGCATTTATAGATATTCCAACTACTTTAATGTTAGAATCTGGTGTGTTATATACATATTTTCACAATGGAGAGTCAACTGCACAAAATATTGTATCTTCTTTTGCTGGAAATGATGGTTCACATTTACGCTTGGAGTCAAAAAATTGGAATATAAGTGCTACAGACACTTCAATATATAATAACCCAATATCTTTTCCTAAATATAGCAAAGAATTCGTCACTACTCCAACAGACTACACAATTTACGAACCTTATGGTGCATTAAATTTATCAAACACCACATTTCTAGATGTTAGAGTTGGATATAACGAAAATCTTAATATAGATAATGAATTTACATTATCATTCGACGTAAAAAATGATGATTGGGCAAATGCAAGTTCATCACAATTAGTAGGAAATTATACTGGAGAAGGGGGGTATGGAATATATTATGATAATTTAAAGTTCTTTTCCTTTTTTGTAATACCAGAAACATATTTTGGGCATTTGTTATTTTTTAATCAAAATGGAAATGCGTATAACGACACCGGAACACAAAGCCTACCAAACATCCCAAGCAATCCATCACAAATCGCAATAAATGGGGAAAACGAATTATTTTTAATAGATAATACCTCAATATACAGTAAAGTTTATAAATGCAATCATCTTGGAAATATCCTTAATACATACACATTAAGTAGTATTAACCAAGAAACATCAAATTGGATATTATCACTATCAGGTAATAATGTAGTGGTTGCTGGAACTACAGATCAAATACTTTATACATTTGATAATTATCTAAATCTGATTACTACCGAACCCTTTAATACCCAAAATTCATCAGATATACAAATAGCATACGATCTTGATGGAAATTTCGTAAGTATATCGGGTTGTAACGATTTAAAATATGACAATATAGGACAACAATGGACAGTTGATACTAATGGGATATTATACTATGATGGAACTATATTTTCTACAATATCCGCTGTACAAAAAATTGCCATTGACCCCGAGAATAATTTGTGGGTGTTATCAGAAAAGAATACTGTTAATAAGATAAATGTAATTACAAAATCAATAATAAACACATTCGAAGTAGGAAATTTAAATGAAGATACAATAATAAAACGAAATATAAGTTTCATAAATTCCTATGATAGATCGACAAATTCGCAAAAATGGGTGGGTTTAATTTTACATTATTCAACAACAGAAAAATTTTTATATCGAGTTTCTTTATTAGGAGATATTATTGATGTAAACCAATTAGAATCAAATATTAATGGATTGGCATTTCCCGATCAAATAACACAGAAAAATAAATTTTCCTTTAATTTTGATGGAGATTTTACTGGATATGAATGGAAAAGGATATTTAATACGATATTGTATAACAACAAGCCGCAATTAAAATTTAAAATCGCGGTATACCAACTTAATAATGTTGGAGACATAGGAAAAACAACAACATTAAGAACATACCAAGTTTCCGTTCCGGTAGATTCCTTTCTAGATAAAACTTGGTATGCTATAGTAGGAACATATAAAAATAATGTGATGAAATTAGGTATAAATTCTTTTAATAACGGAACTACGAATATCCCGTATAATTATACAATAAATCCTCTAAAATTTAATGATATATTTTTCGGAACTTCTAATGGAAAATCATCAAATTTTAATTATGAAACAAACACAACAAGTATAATATTTAATGGATACCTAAATAGAATACGTTTATATGATTATGAAATTCCAGAAGCTTTTCATATAGGATTCATTAAAGAATATTTGATAGCAGAAGATTTAATATGGGATATAGATACTGGAAATTTACAATACATAGAAAGAATTGAAAGATTTTTTAAACATAAACTATCTGGAGCAAAAAGCGGATTCTATAATATAAAACTTTCTGGTTTAAATATCACCGACCCAAATGCACGTTTATTAATAGAACAAAATATAAAAGCTGCGGTTGCATTAGTTCAACCAGCACATACTGAATTGTTAAATATAGAATGGATCGAACCAAATTATAATATAGACAATGAAATATTAGAATTACATAATAAACTTATTTGAACTAATAGATTTTTATTAATAAATAATACAAATGTTAACCGCAATAGATATCAATTTTAAATTAAACAATCAAGATTCTTTAGAGAACTCTTCGTTTTATTTGTTGACATCCAACAATCTATATTCTGCTAAAATTTCTCCATATTCGTTTACAGTAGATTTAACTATACCAGACAATTATGTTATGTATTATATACTTAACCATAATCCATCTACTATTTCATATGATATATCTTCATCTTTATTACTAAATTTATTAAGTGCTTCTTCAATATATCCTTCAGTTTGTTGTGTATCGTTAACATTGGAAGCCAGTGGATTGTCTGCAACAACAGATTTATCCGCTATAATTGTCCCATATTTTCTTTCAGTAGGAACTTTTGAAGCATTTCCATCGTTATATTTTGATAATTTAGGAAACCAACAAATACTAACCCCTTCAAATTATAGACAAAATAGTATTGGAGTTCAATTCTATGGAGAAGGACACACAGAAACCATAAATTTAACAGCACTATCAAGTTTATCTATAGGACAATCATACGTATGGTTTATTAATGGAAACACGACAGCATATCCAACAACAGCAATAAACCAAAATTATTCTACAGTAAACATACAATCTTCTACAACCGGAATTATTACAAAAATTCCAATAGGATTACTAATTACGGATTATATATTTTTATCCAGTTCTCCCAAGTATTATAGAGATGATATTACTGGAAATCCAATATATTATCCACATTATATTTCTACCATTGATCCTAATGGAACCGAATTACAATCTAACACCAAAACATTTCAAAGCATATATATATTGCCGTATGATATAGACATAAAATACAATTTTTATGCGGGTGCTAATGGGAAATTCCAATTACCAAAAACTCAAAATTTATCTGGAGATTATGGTATAGAATGGTTTGATGCTACATTAACAGTATCTATAAGTGGAGAAAGTGTAGATACGTGTTATGGGCTACACGATACTATATGGAGATGGGAGGATTTAGACAAAAACAACCCCAATAACACTTTTGTAAATAAACCCTCTTCTTGGCACAACACAGAATTGACAGCAACATATCCTAAACATTGGGGATATGAAGCGTCTGTATCTGCGACCAAAATTACACCAATACATAAAAAATTGGTATCGACTAAATGGGAATTGCAAAATGTTTCTACTAATTGGGCATATTCTCCATTTACGTATTATTACAACACAACTGGTTCAGAGAATTCTGATAATTATCCATATTTTTTACAATATAATAATGATGGAACCAACATAAACACTTGTAATTTATATGATTCAAATATAATAAATGTTGGTGCAAATACGATTATTACATGTAGTCTTTCTGCACAACAAGGAACATGGAATACCAGAGATGTTGAAGTTGATGTATTAGGAAGCTTTACTATAGATTCTTCAAATTTAATTACCTTATATACTGCTAATAGATATGTATTAAGTGGGACGCAAATTACATTTCAAATTGTTGGATGGAATAAAAATACATTATACTATATAGACGATAGTGAACATGATTTGATAACAACATCAACTGAATTCTATACAATATCATATAAAACCCTTGGAACTAAAACGTTAAAAATCTCTGCCCAAAACATGTCAGGTATTGATACTTACAAGTTTGACAGCATTATAAATGTGGTTTCAGAATACGAAGCAACTAATATATCCGATGTTGAATATCGTTCAGAATATTCTCCATTAATTATTCCATACCCAACCCCTCCATATGTAGCTCCAAATGATTGGGCAGTAGAAGACAACATAAATTCTATTATCAGTAAAATGTATCAAAATTTGAATTATCTGAACATTATAAGTTCTGTTCTAAATAGTGGATACACTGAATATTATGGTTGGCTCGGATCAACAAATAATACAGTCGTAACATGCAATACAGAAAAAACTTGGGATGGACTAATGTGCAGCAACACAGAACAAATACTTTGGGACGATTTTAATTGCACTACTGGAAGGTTTAGTGCTTGTGCAACATACGATTTTCTAACATCTTCATCAGCACAAACCACACAGAATTGTTTAGGGTTATATTGTATACCTTGGAACTGGAAATCTTTAAAATCCACATCTCCAACATCAGAAGTTACGTGGGGCAACACAAAATTTGGAAAAACTTTTGCAAAAAAATGGGGGAATGACGGATCATGCAAATCCTCAACTAATGATACGTTCGAAATCAAATCATGTTTAGATATAGGACAGTGGAACGTGAATATACAAAGTTCTAGAAATTCCGACACACCAATAATCGATGATACATTCGAACAAATTAGATGTGGATTCAATACTTCTGTGCCATGTATATATACCGGAATAGCAAGTAAAAACAATATAATATATGCAATATTATCGACACAAATAATGGTATTATCTTCTGATTATACCGCAACATTATTATCAAACGCAACAACAAACTATTATGGAGGATTCAACAAATTCCAAGACCTTAAAGGAATTGCAATTGATAGTAAGGGTAAAATATTTGTATTGGATAGAACATTAGGAAAGGTTTTTGGTATGACGTTAGATTTATCCTCAGATTCTCCTTGGACTATATACACAGAATGGGGAGGAGTTGGTGGGATCAACTCAACAACTAAATTTTATCATCCAAATGATATATACATAGACCAAAATGATAATGTATATATTACAGATACTGGAAATCATTGTATTAAGAAATTCACAAATAATGGTATATGGACTAATACTATTATTGATGAGGATTTTAACATAAACTACCCATTGAGTGTTATTACTGATAAAAATGGATTACTTCATGTATTAACAACCAAAGAAATACGGGTATATAACAACAATTATACATTAGAATTTGTTTATAATTTTACTCAATACTCATCCGAAGTTCCAATTAAAATAAATTCTAGTTATAGCAAAGATTGTGTATATGTAACATTTAAAACCCAAGTATTAAAATTCTTTAAGAATGGTGCATTTGCTGGATATATATTAGACGGAACAAGATCATGTGTCGAATCTACTATATGCGCTATTCAAGACGAATATCGAAATATATTAATTCCTGATGGAGATAAAATCATAAAATTTGTAGATATATTATCACGGAATAGAAAAAATGTAGACTTACCCGCATCATATTGGAATCTAAATGATATGTTAATACACAAAGAAGAATATATACAGAATTGGATATACAACAAAAGTCTACAAAAAGTTTGGGATAACATAGAAATATTCAGAAATACGTTAATGTTTGATGATAATATTCCATGTAAAAAACCATCTACGTTTATTCATCCAAAAACTGATATTTTCATAGGACAAAATGAAATCGTGTCATATACTGTATTAAATAGACTTGTTGGGTATCTTTGGGACAATTTTAACACATTATTGTCATATTTCGACCCAAACTGTAAATAATACGATAAATAATACAAATATATGGCATGTTCAATCGTTCAATCTATAGCATCTACAGAATGTGTAGGAAATTCATTAGTAAAAATTAATGGAAATTTTTCGGCATTGGAAACTGCTGTATGTGAATTACAGAACAGTTCAAATATTCCAGTTGGTGGAATTATAATGTATTCTGGATCATTATCAAATTTCACTTTAGGCGTTGGTACCACTCCTGATCTTATTAATTTTGCACTTTGTGATGGAACTAACGGGACACCAGATTTGCGCGACAGATTTGTATTGGGATCAACAACTACTATAGCAGTTTCTGGTGGTTCATCAACTACAACTTTAACAATAGATCAAATACCTCCACACCAACATAGCCAAGATGGTAATAATGCATGGGGAGTCGGAACTGGTTCTGGTAACGGAAGTCCCGCACTTCGTCAAGGATATGGTGGTTCTACTGGATGGACTGGTGGAGGACAACCATTTAGCATAATGCCTCCATATTTAAAATTAGCATACATAATGAGGATAGTATAAATTATGAGCAATTGTGGATTTACATCATTAATAGACATAAATTCTTATCTTGGAGACTCGTTACTAACTATTAATAACAATATGAGTTCTCTTGATATTAATTCATCGGACTTATACACATTACTAACATTTTTAACGGGTGAAGTGTTAAAATCTAATAATACAATATTGTCTACGGATAATATTATTACTAGTATGGTATTATCCGCAATTATTGGAACAAAATTTTGTCTTATTACATCAACCGGAACATTATTAACAAGTATAAGCGCAGATTTTGTAAATAATACAAACTATCAAATTGAAACATTTACAATACCAAATTCTATATATAACGACACAACAAAAATCGCCACTAGTGCAAGTTTATTGATATTCAGCACTACTATATCATCAACACCTTCTGGTTATAATAATTCTATACTATTTACTATAGAAGGTATTGGTGGAGTCACAAAGTTCATACTACCAAAAAACCAAACATATAACTATTCTTGGTATTTCAAAAATAATATAGGAATAACAGAAATCTCTAACATTTATTTGATAGGATATATATAACAATATGAGTAATTTAAATTTAACACAACAAATACAAGAAACTATGTGTATTGGTGATTCATTACCAATATTAAACAACAATTTTACGAATTTAGATAACATAACATGCAATCTTAGTTCTATTTCATCTTCTATTATTACTAATATAACTGCATTAGGAAATCTCTTCTCGACTAATATATCAGGAATAACTAATCTATTGAACAATGCAGTAGTTGGAGTATCCGCAACAGGAATTACATCACTATCATCGACTATTAATATGTTTAGTAGAACTATGGTAAGTGTAAGAGGATCAACTCAATGTTATATGCCTAATGATGCATATCCTTTTGTGGGATATACTGGAACCATAACACTACCAACAAATGTTCCAAATACTGCAAATTATATTATTTTACGAGCGAATATTTCCGACCAAAGTTATGTTGATCTATCACAAGTAAATAGTCACGATGCGCCAGCAGAATTCAAAATCAATGGATATACAATCCCTGTCACAAAAAATCCTATCTCAACACTTAATGGCGCATCGTATATAATGTTACCAAAACAAGCATTATACACTTGGAATTGGAGGTTTTTTTATACACAATCGATAACTACAGGATATTGCACACCAATGTCTTGCGTGAATACCCCATTTAATGTAGAAATTATTGGATATTTTTAATACAACAAACAAAAAAGATACAAAAAGAGATAAATAATATTATAACTATGAAAAATGAACTATCAAACATTTATACAAACCAAGTGTTAATCAGCGAATCAAAAACAAAGAATTCTGCTAAATCAGCACCTACAGTAAAAGGTAACAAAGGCGCAACCACCAAGGGAGAATTGGAAGGTGCCGCAAAAGCTAAACCTACCAAAGGCGCAACAGAAAAGGTATCAAAAGATATCAAAAAACCAACTGAAGACAAAAAAATGTCACAAGTAAAAGGAAAACCAACTAAAATGAAAGAAAGTGCAATTCCACAAGCGTTCGACCAAATATTCCAAAGCATTATCAACGAAGAATTTGGTGATGATTTTGCAATAGATGGGGATAAAGTAGAAGATGATCTTTCTGCTGGTGATGAATATGGTGATGAATTAGGAGACGATACCGATAAATCCACAGAAGAAGAAACCGAAGAAGGTGGAGAAGAGGAAGCAGAAGAAAGTGAAGATCAAGTTGCGGATGATTTAAAGGCTGTTGTTGCTCAATTACAAGACTTAATTTCTAAACTTACTGGTGCGGAAGAAGAGGAAGAAGCACACGAAGAAGGCGAAGGTGAAGAAGAAGAAAAGGAGGAGGAAGAAACCGAAGTAGCACCTGAAAAGGAAGAAGAGGCTGCTCCATATGAAGAATCATTAGATTTAAAAGGAACTCTTTCTGAATTAAGCAAGAGTTTAGGTCAACTTCTTCAAAAGAAGGACAATAAAGTAAAAGGAACATTAGGAAAAGCCAAAGGTGGTAAAGCAAGTGAAGGAAACATCCCCGAACAAGATGGAACACCAAAAGCGTTCAATCCTGACATTAAGAAATTACAGAACCCAAAAGGTGCAAATACAGTTTCAACAATCAAGAAAGGCGAATACCTTTTCAAATAAAATAAAAATATAGTTCATTCAAACCCGCTCATTGTTATGATGAGCGGGTTTTTTCGTTAAATAATATATATGGATAAAGTTCGTTATTTAAATAAAGATATTAACGCAAACGAGCGTAATAATTTTAGTCTATGGTGGAAAGAACAAATTGAACATTACGGAACCGAAACGAATTATTATACTAATGGATATACGTTAACTTCTCAAGATTTTATATACGGAGAAGACCCAACTGCGAAATTCTTAAGTGCTGGAAAGATTATAATGGTAACAAATATCACTAACGATTCAATTTTATTATCAAAATTTGGTGTTATGGCAGATTGTGATATGACTGCGGTAATACATATATCAAGTTTTTATGAGAATTTTGGCCCAGGAACAGAACCAAAAGCAGGTGATTTAATTGAATTGTCTGAATATGGGGGATATGGAGATAGACCAAATGGAAGGGGAGCACCCATATATGAAATCACAGAAAGAGATGATGAATATCTTCCAATGACTAATAGATTATTGGGACATTATGTTTTTTACATTAAATGTAAGAGATTCGAATACAGTTTCGAATCTGGTGTTCATGCAGAACCTCTTAATAATCAAGTTAACGATACTACTGCATTTGGTAGATTGTCGGGTGGTTCTAATCCTGAAGAAATCACACCATCTCCAAATGCATCAAATGCTGATATCGAAGGTGCTAAATTATTCGACTACAATCAGAATACGTTATCTAGTCCATATGGGAACTATTAAAGCCCCCAAGAATTATTCGAGGATCGAGCAGCAGTAACATCCGTAATATCAAAATATATTGTAGTAGAAGTTCCGACAGATTCGACTAAAAATGCTCGGACTTTTTGCATTTTACGAGTTTGTGGGTCTATTCTATCTATCGTTGTCTCGTTTCCAATAAAATATTCTTTATTTCCAAACTCTCTAGCAATAGCAGTTCTTAAAAATTGTGAAATGTCTTCGCTTCCTACTTGTGCTGCGGATACTTTATAAACTTTAGGTTCCATATTATTAATTTATACTATCGTTTAAAAAATTCAACTAAAATATACATATTTGATTTTATTATTATACATGATAGAATCGGTGTATGAAAAAAAGATTAATAATAGATGGATCAAATGCTTTACATAGAGCATATTGGATCGCTAACAACAAAAAAGACGTATTTGATAGAATAGGGACAATATTTATTTTTTTAAAATCCCTAAAAACTACAGTCGATAGATTTAAACCTGATGAAACATGGATAACTTGGGATAAAAAAATAAAATACCCATCAACAAACTTCAGAAAAGAATTAACAGGAAATGTATATAAAATACAGAGAGATAAAACCAGAACTGAACAGGTGCATGAATGTCACGATAAATTAGTAGAATGGATAAAGCTTCTTGGTGTGTATCAATTATATCCATATGTTTTGGAAGCAGACGATGTTATTAGTTGGTTGACACAAAACAATAAAGATGGAACGAATATTATTGTGTCTATGGATAAAGACCTATTGCAATTAGTATCTGCAAACACTATCATATACAATCCAATAAAGAGAGTTGACACAACAGCGTTAACATTTGAAGATACTATCGGAGTTGATATTAAGAATTATTTATATTACAAAGCATTATTGGGAGACACTTCAGATAATGTTGAAGGTATATACGGATATGGAAAGCAAAAAAGTAAAAAATTTGCGACTTTAGGGTTAGCTGCAATTTCCGAAGAATTATCACCAGAAGAACTAGCAATATTCCAGAAAAATTTAAAGATAATGGATTTATCAGATTCTTTCACAAAAGAAATTGGTGAAGTGGAATGTTATCAACAACAATTCATAGAGCAAACCCAAAACATAACACCAAAACTATCAGAATTTGAGAAAAAATGTGATAACAACGGATTTTTACAATTCTCTCGAAAGATTAATGAATGGAAGGACGTATTTGAACATAAGGATAAATTACTCAATATTTTGCATGATTTGTAATTATTTCAAACCTTCTAAAACAAAATACACATAATTTTCAACATCTAATTTTGTGACTTTTTGTTTTTTATAGTGTTTACATACCACATTTTCAAACTCCTTATCGTATATTATTTGTAGTGAGCATGTATCTTCGCTATTTTTATCTATATCTAATATTTCAAATTTCATATTATTGGAGTTTCTTAAATTTTATTTTTGGTAAAGCCTTTTCAAGCAATTTTCTATATTGTCTAATCGTCAATCGGTTTATTAATGAGGCTTCCAAGGATAATACTTCATTTTCACTCAATTCTGGCAATAATGAATGTATAAGTTCATGTACAAGTGTTGGTAATATAGGTTCTCTAGGATCGAGTTCTATATATGAAACATTTTTTGCTGGTAATGTAACAAAATATCCCCAATTTGTTCTTAGTTTTCTAAAAACTATATAATCAACATTATCTAATTGTTTATATAATAACGTAAAATACTTCAAAACTTCGGGTTTTGTCAATTTAAACGGACGCGGATCATCAGGTTTACACTTTTTCTGTAATTTACTAATAATCGACATAAAACTATTTATCCCAACTTAAAAATAAAACAAATGAGATAATATTTAAATAAACGCTAAATAGTGATATGGAATTTGATAATTTAGAGCTACAGAGTCACGAAGGGAAAGCAAAAAAACGCGCACCTTTCCCATTAGAAAACATTGACGAAGAATTAGCAGAAATATACTTCAAACTTAACAGTATAAAGGAACGTATACATCAAGCAAAGGTTAAAAATGCAGTGAATACAATATCAAAACGTAAAAAATTACTAAACCATATGTCGTTTAAAATTAATACGTTATTAGGGGTTACAAAGGCTCTTGTATTTGATTTGGAGTGTCTGAAATTTTAGCAACTATATTTTCTAAAGGATTCTTTGTAGTTTCTATGGGTGTCGTTAATTGTGTGGTAAAGAATTGTAATTTAATTCCATTAACCTGACCACAATGTTCACAAGGAAATCTATTGTCTCTATTTAAAAATACTGGAACTATATTATTTTTCTTACAATACGCACACTGCACTTGTATAGAAATCTTAGAAAGTGTCTCTAATGTCTCATTCTCTAATTTAGACATAGATATAAATTCTTTTTTTTGTATTATACTATTAATAACAATAAACCCAACATATTGTATTCCTATAGTTATGAAAAATGGAGGCCAAAATACACCTTTCCATAAATATATACCATAAGAAATGCAAGATGCAACAAATAATGTAAGTAATATAGAAACGCTTAGAATTTTAAATTCTAAACTTACAAAGAACGATTTGATTTTTTCAAACATAACCTTATTTATGTAATGAACTACAATATATCAAGGTTTGTTTTTATATGTTTTCGAAATGTTAATTGGTGAAGATTTGAAGTTTTGATAATATATAACATCCGAAGCATTATCCACATATTTTAAAATTTCTAGGGGTTTTAGTTCAACTGTTTCGAAATCTATATTCCTTTCATCACATTTATCACCAATTATTTCCATAGCTTCTTGCAATGCTGCCCATCTGCTTATCTCATAATCACTAAGTTTGGATATGTTTATGTTAGATGGTTTTGTTGTCGTATCCGTCTCGTTTTTATTCATAATTTATAGTATGCCAGAAAATCTATACTAAGTCAATTATATTTTTTGTTATTTAGAATTTTTATTATCTAAATTAGCAATACATACAGTATACACATCTTCTGGTAATTGTTCTATATATTCTAAAAGTTTAGTTGAAATAGAAGATTCGAAGGTTTTTTTACTAAGAGATATTGGAAATCTATCGGGTAGTTGCATGAAGTTATAACATAAATCATCGTTTTCTATATATATCAAAAATTCGCCTCGTTTATTTCTTGTGAATGCGTAAATTCCCCTTTTTTTAGGAATCGGAGTAAAAAGTTCTTTAATCATTAATATAATATATAAAAAATCAACAAAAAGTCAACAAAAATTAATGTAATATGTTATAAACTATCATTTCTCGTAAGCTGCATGTTGGTAAGTTTTCTATATATACTTCAACTAGAGTATTATCACCACTAACATTTTTTATAATAGTAGAGTATACATATTCTTTTGTATTGTAATTATAGCTAATAACTGGCCTATCGATAATCGACTGTGTTCCTTGTAATCCTTCAAACTCTAACACATCAACAGGTAAAACTGGAAAAGTTTTTATAAGTTTATGAGTATTTAAATCAAGGCTATATAATTCAGGATGGAATATACCAGAACTTAACCAAGCAACACTTATTATTATTTTTTTCTCCTCTGGAAAAAACCAAGTTTCTCCTGTTTTTGCAACATCATATCCACTTAATGAACCTAACGACAATTCTCTATTAAGATTTAATTCTATTGGTAGTGCAAGAGATATAAAGTTCGATTTATTTGTATTGCTACTAATTTCTCCAAGAGTATAATCATAATTTAGTTTCTCGAATATAACAACACCAGAGGTTTCAAACATTATAGTATCATAAAACACATCAACATTTCTAAGTTTAGTTGATAATTCTGCATATAAATTAGAATTTGAGTATGATAAAAACACCGAAGATAAAGATTCCATTGCTGGTTTGACTATCTGATTATTCGCTCTCGTCCATAATTCACCAAAAACTTCCTTTCTATCAACAGGAGAAACATTTTTTATATTCTTATACAATCCATATTGATTTCCGAATATATCTGAACACCAAACATCAAGTTGATTTCCAGATTTTTTAAGAACTTGTGACTCTTCCCATGCTGGAACATTAACCTGACCAGCAAAGTTTACTGGATGATTGTTAATATCGACCCATTGGCTATCCTGTACGCCTCCCCAAGGGCTTTGTTTACTATTTGGGGTAATAAGTCCCACATTACTATTTTTATGGGTTTCTATGCTTGATTGATAAGGGATGAACTTCTGATATTGTTTAGAAACAGTTTTTTTAATATCTCCTGCTGCTTGTCCTGTAATCACCAAATTTTTCATCCATGTATTATCATCTTTGATTATTTTATATGGTGTTGGTTGATCTGTTTTAGACAATCCTCTACCACCAATTCTACGAGTAGCATCCTCTGTAATATTCGACAACTGAGATGATGAAATATCATATACATAAGTATAATTTTTTCCTGTATACACTGAAGTCCCTAAATTGTTTGGAATGAAATATCCACCACTTTCATCTTCTGTATATATATCTTGTAAAGTTGGTAATATCGCAAGGGAAGGATAATTTCTATTAGTCAAATTTGCCCAAGGCTGTTGACTTACGATAGCAGAACTTAGCGAAAAATCATTCTGTGTTAATACTTGTTGATATTCTCTATTTGCTGTTATATCCCATGTGAATGACCCTAAAGCATTATAATATACTCTAACAGGCTTATTGTCCACAAAGTTACTAAGAGTTATATCGCTCGGAACATTTAATGCACTTGAAGCATTAATTAGTGAAACGTTCGATATTGTAGCCAGATTTGATATACCTTCATCATTAATTAAAATTTTATTCCAACTTAATGAATTTACCAAAATTTTTAATGTTACTGGTTGATCCCAAGTAAAATCAATATCGTTGTTTTGATACTCGACATACACACCAGTATGGAAACTCATATCGGATATTATTGGTTGAGTAACGATATTATGAATATCAACAACTCTTGGTATTGTTCCCCAACTCTCTACTGTATTGTTACCAGTAACTATAGATTTATCAGTAAATCCTTTAACCCAAATAGGTCTTGCTCCTAAATACTTGCCATCATATTTATATGTATTATAGTTCCATCCGTATAAATTAGTAGCCAATACAAATCCAGGTACTGGTGTATTATATGAAGTAAGAGACGTTGAATATGTTTGTGTTACTGTTGATGTTATTGCTGGAATTTGTGTGAATATATATGATCCTCCACCAACAAGACCAGCAATAAGAGTTACGTTATATGTGCCTGTGACCGTTGGAGAAAATGTTAATATTGTTGTATTATCTCCAGTTTTGTTATATGAGACACCACTTGGATCGATAAGTGTCCAATTTAAAGAAGATATCGCTGATAATGCCACTGTAGGATATTGTGCGTCATTTGCTTGCAGGGCAGATGCATTAACTACATCCACAACAGGATACGCAACATTCACCGTAGGTATAGGAAATTGATCCATCACTACTAAATCATAGGTAGACCATATACTGTGTCCATTAAGATTTATGTTTGTATCGTTTGGTGCTAAACCAGACAATGTAAAATTCGAAGTTGGTGCCTTTTCGTATAATAAAACATCTCCAGCATTCAACTGCATATTAGAAGGAACCTTTGCATTATACCAATTCCCATTAGCATCTTTCAATGCTTTTATCCACTTAGCAGAAGTTGTATTAAATGGATATCTAACTACATAATCAGGAAATGGAATATCGTCTAAATCTTGCAATTTAGCTGTTGTTCTATAATATACATAAGATTTTCCGGTTTCTAGTGTAAATGTTTTGTTGGAAACTATAGTATTTGTAGACACCCAACTACCATTACCCCAATTCGGAGTAATTTCATTAGTTTTGAACCAAGTGAATCCTATACTATTTTGGTAATCGTTTCCATCCAAACCTTTCCAATTATTCAAATCAAATTCGTTTGGTGAAAATGTATCTTCAGCTATAAAATCACCAAAACCGCCGAAATCTGTATATATATTACCATTATGCCCAAATGGGGTAAATTGAACTTGTCTACACTTACACAATGTATGATCTTTAGCATTTAATGTTTTTAGATATGGACAATTATTTTCATGTAATAAAGATTTAAATGCTGTATTTGCTGAAGTTGGCTCTCCTGTCCATGCAAATCTAGTAACTAATCCTGATGCGAAATTTGATGTGAATCCATTCTGTTTTATAGATGCGACCTTTCCGTTTTGTATATAATCTCCTGATAACCATGCTGCTTCTAATGCGTCAGAATATGAAGATTGATAATTAGGAACTTTGTATATTACATCCGCAGAACTTAAACTGTCGGAAGCTGTCGCATAAGGAACATATATAGTAGATAGTAACATTGATGCACATATGTCAAATGTATTATTATCAGGATATGCGCTTACTGAACTTACATTAGTATTATTGACTGTAAGATAGGGCCAAGAAATGGTTGTGTTACTACCAGAAATAATAGACAATTCAGTTTTTGTCACTTTATACAACCAAGCTTCTTGAACTTCACCAGTATATGTTGATGCATCATATGTAACTGGTGTGTCCCACATTCGTATTTTATCAGAGAATTTATAATCTACGTTTGGATACGCACCTGAATCTACCAATGTTGCATTATTGATAGCGACTAATTCTACTGCACTCAAGCTAAAATCACTATTCCAATATTCAGTTTCTACTCCCTTTCTATAAACAACATTTAAAAAATCATAACTAGGATCAGAACTTAATGAAGGTCCAGTCCAAGCCAGCCCATCGCCACTTAACCCATATCCAATAAACGGAAATCTAAAAATCGTCTTTTGGTTTCCGTTTAATAGTGCATGCATTTTTAAATTCTCATACACATCATAATCATTGAAGTTTAACCACGCACCCTGAATTCCCCTGTTAGTTTCTACAAATATAGTATCAGAAGTGTCAATACTCGATCCAGCAACACCCAAAGTTTCGATATTAGCAGAACTCAATGCACTAGATTTATATATTGGGAGGCTTGTCGCATTGGTTACATACGCGCCGTAAGGATAATAGAAAACATTCGTTCCATTTGCGATATCAACTGTATAAAAATCCGAAGAAACATTAGTAACTAGATTATTAACATTAAATTTAGATTCTGCTAAATATTTACTAGAAAAATCTACTAAATTATCTGAAGATAGATTGAATGTTCCTGCTTCATATGCCCAATTTAATGATGATAATGACAACCCCTTCGATTTAAAATATGCATCAGTTGTAATATCTTGTGTATCAATATATGCAGATAACGGAACATCCACACTTCTATCAAAATATTGGTGATCGTCATACACATCCTCAATTTCTACACTAATCGAATCTTTGATAGCACTCAAATCTGGTAATGTATTCCACACATTTGCTGGAACTGTAATATACGAATTATCAATTTTGCTATAATTTGATAATATAATCTCTTTTAACTCTTGAACAATACCTCTTGGTGATCCTGCAATATTATATTTTAATTTTGTATTCTTTAAATTTTTACGTAAACGCAAATAATATAAAGCAATATTTTTAAGTTTTTTAGCAAAGAAAGGGATAGCAAGCAATAATTCCTTTTCATCATTTAAATTTACTTGATTATACCAATTTTGTTTTTCATCATCAGTAAGATATATTTGAAGTCCATTTAAAAGGTTTAAATATTTCAACCTAAGTTTCTCTAAAGATGTTGTGGTTTTATCGGGTTTTTTAGTATACCAAGATATTAAGTATTGATTATATTGTTGATATTCCTGATTTGGGATAATACTTTTGAACGAAGCATACCAATTTTTAAAAGACAATGGAGCATCTTGATCAAAATCAGTAGATATCAATCTTTCTGGATTTGCATATTTGTCTAATTGCGTTAAAGCTTGGTTTTGATTATTCGTTTGCACAATATTTCAATTATTTAATGTAGAAAATCTTATTGAACATCTACCCATAGATTTTTTGTTAGTAAATAATTGAAAATCGTCTCAATTATGCCATTATCCGCATACCAATCAGCAGAAAGCGTTCGGTCTAATGTAGTATATGGACTATCCCAATCTATAATATTATTCACATTTACACCACTAATTTGATTGCCCCATAATTTATATTTAGATATAGAAGCCAAATCTAACATATTTTGTATATCAGTAGGAAAATCTACACCATACGTAAAATTACTTTGGTCTATTTCTGCTGCTAATGATTGTAATTGTGATATTTCGCAGGTATCAATATCCGAAACATTAGTGTTAAAATTCGCAATCTTTTCATATAACATTTTTCCAATGTCCTCAAAAGTATTATCATTACTCGATCCCGCATCACCAACAACAGCAGGAAGAAATTCATCAAACATTTTAGTATTATTATACAAAACTTCAGGAAACGCCAAAGATTTCATATATGCAGCAAGATCGAAACTTTCATTAACCTTTCGAATTTCGTAACTATTATTAAAATTATTAATAGAGAACGGAACGGAAACGCCAGAAATATTTATAAACTCTGTTGAATCCGAAGCATATTTTTGATACCAAACATTACCAGTCCAATCGCCAGTAACACTTGCTGATTTTGCGTAATTCGAGGATAAAACATCAACTGTAGTATTATCATCAGAAAGATAATACAATATGTTTGGTGATCTTTTAGCATTAATGACCTTTAATCCTTGCACACCATCAAAAGAAGAATCAGCATTAAAAATATATGCATTATTTGTAATTGCATCGATTACCCAAACTCTATTATAAACATCAACAGCCAATCCACCAATTTCTTCATCTTCCATCCCATCAAAATCTGATTCGAACGCAGGAGTTATTATATTTCTAACATTATTACTATTATTAAAATATACTGGAGTTAAAGACCAAGTTTTAACGTTTCCGCTTAATCTATCAACATAACCAAAACTTCTAACACCAAAAGAGAACCAAGGATTATTGTCTCTATCTAATGCTATATATACTGGTCTATTAATTCCTGATATTGAACTCATTAACACTCCATTGGTGCTATACTTTTCGATTAATCCTCCTGAAATGGTGGAATTAAAAGATTCTGTTACCCATATATCATTTTGTTTATCAACTACAATATTAGTAGGAACTGAATTTGATGATAAAGAAATGGTATGCATTATCAAACCCCCTGATGAATATTTTACCATTGTGCTAGAATTAGGATTACTGTATGTAACCCAAACATCTCCATTCCTATCAGTTTCTACAACAGGAGGCTTCATTAAATAATCATCTTCATATATCCCAATTTCACTAGGAGTAATTGAAAATAATAAATTTAGATTGTTGTCGAACTTCAAAACTGATAATGAATTGTATAAAGATACCCATATGTTACGATCTTTGTCTAGACTAATATATGATGGAGTAGTTCCTGACACAGATGGAATATTATCATCAAACACACTAGATAAGTTTAACGTGCTCAATAATTCACCATAACTAGAAAATTTATATATTGCATCTTGTTCTCCATCTACCGCAATTATATCAAAATTATATGGATCAATAGCCAATCCATAAATACCAGAAAATCCTGATATAGAATAATTAAACGTATTATTACTTGATAGAATAGGAACCGTAAATTTATCAACAGTTCCTTCTATTAACAACCCATTATCTCTATAATAATCAACGACTGGACACGCACCCGATACTGGTTGTGGTGTGTATGCTATTTTACTAACACTTCCTATATCTGGAGTAGGAACAATTACAAAGAAATTCGGAGCTAAATTTGTTGGATATGCAAAATTATATGTCCCTGCTGATACGTTATTAATAGTAGTAGAAACATAAATCGACACAGTATCAAAGGCACTAGAAGAATTAATAGTAGTAAATTTATATCCACTATTATTATTAAATCCATTTTCATCAGTAGTTGTGAAATATAATGGAGCATCTTCACAAGAAATTGGAATCATTCCTGTAGAGGTAGAAAGTGCAAAATATATAGAACTTAATTGTCCTATTGCATTTGTCTCAGGATATGTAAAAACGATATTGCTTTGTGATGCGGTTTCAATATCTCCACCAAAATTATATTCTCTACCATAACTATGTAATGTTATCATGGTAGGAATTTTAACATCTGTCCAATTTCTACTATAAATTTCATCGATGTAATTTCCAGTGACTCGCATAAAGTTAGGAAAAGAAACTCCCACTTGCCACACAGTAACCGCTCTCGATACTTTACTATTCGCAAAACTATTATAATCGTATATATTAGAATCATTCGGATAACTAAATCCTGATGTTTGTAAAGTTGCGGATATTAGTAAAGGACAATCAACTGTAGGCTTTCCGCTTCCTATACTATCCACATAATACACTGATGCTTCTGCTGACATACCAACAATAGTAGTTTTTCCATCAACAGTCAAATAAATCGGGGAACCGCTTAATTCCAAATTTTCTACCGTATTAAGTCCTAAATCGTCTGTAGTAAATCTCCAAGTCGGATTAATAAAATTCCACTTTGATGGTATTTGACTATATGGGATAGATTTTGAATCCGCCGCAAATAAATTAACTACTAATGGTTTATCTACTTGAAATGTTTGTAGATATATTACAAATGGGGTGTCTGTAGGTTTACCTGCAAGTCCATAAGATTTAGGCAATTTAGAAAACGTAATAAAATCATCAACATACGACTTTGCTGTTAGTTCTATATTTTGAGTGCTGCTATTGTTAGAAGAATCAAATCCAGATAACGTCACATTATATACACCAGGGTAGTTGTATACGTGAGTAAAATCAATTTCGTTATAAACAAAATTTCCATCACCCATATCCCATATTCTTTTAACGACATCACTCGAAGAAGTATCTACAAACCTAAAATCCGTCGCATAGATAAATCCTACATTATCAGAAGAAAGTGTAAAATTTGCAATCATAATTAATAACCTAAAAATCCTTTATTGGTTTGTGTTGGTTGTATAACGATTTTATTTGCCAGATTATTATAATCAAATAGATATGGATATTCAAACAACCTAAACTGCATATTATTTGAAGTTTGTGTTAAATCTATTGTAGAATAATCAGGGTTCCATACAAACAAAGACAAACCTTGGAATAATACATCACTATCCACTCTTCCAGTATAGAAAGTATGCACACCATCTATTTCTAATATTTTTTGTGTTATGATTTTTATATCCAATGTCTGTCCAAGTGTAATACTAGTTCTATCAAAATAATCTTTAAACACCCCAACTACATCATTAACTATTGCAACATTATCTCTATTAGAATTTGGAGACTTACTAATATATAATCTACTAACACTTTCATCCGTCACTACAAAAGGATCGCCAATATTGTATATACCAATTGCAACCGCTTTATACACTGGATCAGCATAAGCAATTTCCGCAGACATACATTTAGATGGTTGTATTGATGTGCTTATTAACTCTTTCTGTGCTGGTAATAAGTAAGATAAAGTTATATTATCCGTAGTTTTTGGCACCACAAATAAATATACATTATTAAAATTGCAAGCATCCGAAAATTGAATCTGATTAAATAATGCTCTACTAGACATTGTAGGATCGGTTAATCCCAAATCATAAAAATATTGTAAATATTCTGTAGTATATACCCAATTATTAACCACGACAACATCTGAAATCAAATTCGCAAAATTTGTTTTTATAAACTTTGTATAATCCGCTTCATTTATTAGTCTATACTGACTTCTAAAAATTGCTGGAGCATTTTCTCTTATTTCATCCGCAGTTTCTACATCTTGTATAGGAGTTGATGCAGTATAGTTTGTAATTTTAACATTTGATAGATCATTATTTGATATACTATTCAAATAACTATTATTCAAAACATCCGAAAGAATTTGTGTGAACTGTGCGGTATTAAAAATTTGTGGCGAGGCATTTTTTAACGCTTGCTGACCAATAACTCCAGTGGTTCCATCACTTTTTAAATAATACAAAGCAACTACATCCCCTTCTTGCAGTTTTCTACCATTAATATCATTACCGAAAACTATTTCATATTGTTTATTACCATTCAAACGGATTTCATATTTTTCCGCATTGCTACTTTCTAGATATAAATTAATAGTTTTTGTATATTGCACCCATGTTCCTGTAGTATATGGCTTGACATACACATCAACATTAAAATGATCAATATTAGTTCCAATTGGTGGAGATAATAACACAAGTTCATTACCTTCTCCTGTTGCGGTATATATTGGATATTCTTGGTATGATCCCTGAAACAACAAAGTTTGATTACTTAAATCGTCTAGTCCTTCAGTTACACCTGATAATGTCTTCACAAATGTAGCTTCAGTATTAAACGAAAATTTTACATTATTAACACTAACATACGAATATCTTGGTATCGTGTATATTCCTGCATTTAACTTCCCGACAGTAGCAGAGAAAGATAATGTAGATGTTTGATATCCTATTGGATTATAGTCTAACAATTTTACAATTCTATTTATATTCTCATAAAGTTGTGCTTCTGTAAACATAGATTCAGAAGCAGTTCTATTTAGATAATAAATTAATGTATTGAAAGAATATGCAACAATATCTATTATAGATGCTAAATTACTACCAATATAGTTTTGGTCTGTAAATACTTGTTTACTATTAAGTCTATCGATAATCAATTGTCGTAATGAAGTGGCATCAAAAGCGGCATATCCACCTTTTGGTATATCGAAATTATTAAAATTGTTTATTGTTGACATATATTATAAATTGTTTTGTTGTTGTATTACTACAAAAGATTGACTTTTAACATTGAATACAAAAGAAGATTGTACTGATGATATATTCAAAACTGGTATTTCCATCGTAATAGTTATTGTATATTGATTATCATCAGGTTGCGCTATTACATTTATATTTAATATATTTACTCTTGGTTCGTAAATAGCGACTTTATTAAGTATTGTATTGCCGATTAACGAAGCTGTAGTTTCTGTAATTGGCTGAAATAAATAATATTCCAGATTCATTCCATACTCTGGAAATAAAAAACGTTGTCCAGGAAGTGTAGAAAACAAATTTTGTAATGAGTTTTCAATAGCTGCAACATCTTGACTTTGTTTTATATCTGCACCAATAATAGGATTTGGATATATCACACCATTTGTCAAGGTTTTAGAAAATACCAAATCTAAGTATAAATCTCTGTAAAGAGTGTTATACTGAGTCTTTGTATTTGATATGTTTTCTAAACTTTTTATACGGATTGCCATATTATCTATATTATTTATTATAAAAATTGCTAAATAATAACACAAACAATTATGAATACGAAATTTGATCTATTATACGAGAACATGTTAGGAAGATATCAACAAGGAGGATATATTGTTGGTGATAGAGTAAGATTCTCAAAAGATGCGTTAAAACACCCTTCTATGAAGGATAAAGCAGAAGGATTTGTCAATCTTATCAAATCATGTATGGATGATGGATTTGATAAGATATTGAGAATTAGTGCATTAAAAAGTATACATCCTACTACAACTTCCGGCAACTTTCGTGGGGGAACAGAAGCACCTAGCGATATTTACGCGGATATTGTTATCGAAACAAATCCCGGACTATATGTATCTCCTATGACAGTTTCAGTTGGTATGTTAGAACTGCAAGATGATCAAGATGGAAGAGGTCCCGTTCCTGATAGTCTAAAAAGAAAGGAAAAATTAAACTATCCAGAGAAAGGAAAAGCTAAAAAGACTGATGGCGATGAAGACGAACACCTTAATAATGCAACCAAAAATACAAAATTAGACCACGGAAATAAGTGGGACGATAAAAAACCTGGTGGCGGAAATTTCAAAGCGTAATCAAACAGCTTAAACATAGAAAACAAAAAATCTCAATATTATGTTGAGATTTTTTTGTTTTCAGGTATAATTAATTGTTACAAGAGGTTGCAAAATAAATGCAATCACAGTAACAATAATTTTAAATATGTCAACAAAATCAACAACAGATGTGTTCACGAATGATTTTTCTCGTGAAATATGGGCAGATACGTATAAAGCAAATAAAGATAATACAATTTATGATTCATTCCGAAGAGTTGCAAATGCAATAGCTTCTGTAGAAGATGTAGAAAAACAAAAATATTGGGAAGATAAATTTTATGATTTGTTGCTAGATTTTAAATTTGTTCCTGGAGGAAGGATATTAGCAAATGCAGGAACCGAATTCAAAGGAACGTCACTTATTAATTGTTTTACTGGTGGTCATGCTACTTACGATTGCGATTCTATAGACGGTATTATGGAAGCACTTCGGTATCAAGTAAAAACATTAAAAAGCGAAGGGGGATATGGCGACAATTATTCTTTTATTAGACCAAGAGGAGCATTCATAAAAGGAATTGGAGTTGAATCTCCTGGCCCAATAAAATTCATGGAAATGTTCGATAAAAGTTCTGAAATTATTACTGCGGGGTCTGGTGAAGAAGCGAATAACAAAAACGCTAAGAAAAAAATAAGAAAAGGCGCACAAATGGGTATAATGGATTGTGTTCATCCATCTATTGAAGAATTTATTACAGCAAAACAAACTGAAGGAAGATTAACAAAATTTAACCTATCCGTAAATTTTAGCGATGAATATATGGACAGGATCATTGAGATTAATAGGCTCGAAGAACTTGAACAAACAGAGGATATAAAGAACCAAATCACCAAAATGGACAAATGGGACTTGTGGTTCCCCGACACCACATTTGAAAAATATAAAGAAGAATGGGATGGGAATTTCAAATTATGGAAAGAAAAGCAATATCCATATAATGTGTATAAAACAATCTCTGTTAAAGGATTATGGGATTTAGTGATGAATTCTACATATAAAAGGGCAGAACCTGGAGTATTATTTCTTGATGTTGCAAACAAAACACATTGCTGGAATTATGCAGGAACAAGATCATGGATTTCTAGCACTAATGCATGCTCTGAACAAACGATGCCACAATTTTCAAGTTGTGATTTAGGAACCATAAATTTAACACAATTTATAAACAAAACCAAAACAGGGTTTGATATAGAAAAAATTAAAAAATCTGTAAAAATCGCCGTTCGGTTTTTAGATAATGTAAATTCATATACTACAGCACCACTACCACAATATATGGATTCTATAACAAATCGTCGTAGAATAGGATTGGGAGTTATGGGTTGGGGGTCTTCTTTATATATACTCAAAACAAAATTTGCATCAGGAAAGGCGGAAAAAATAAAAGAAGAATTGATGCATGCCTTTACTGAAGCGGGTATTGAAGAATCTATTAATCTAGCAGAAGAAAAGGGTATGTTTAAAGATTGCGAACCTGAAAAACATGCGAAAGCATATTTTTGGGATCAGATTAACTTAAACCAAGAGTTAAGAAACAAAATGAAAAAATACGGAATTAGAAATTCTGCACTATTTTCCTGCCAACCTAATGGGAACACTTCGATATTAGCAAATATTATAACTGGTGGAATCGAGCCATTATTCTTACACTCATATATTAGAACATCTATCGTTAACGTATTACCAGAACATATACGAGAAGTATGCCCGAAATATTGGACGGGTGAATTTATCGAAACCGAATTGTTCAAATTTGTAAAAGAAGGATCGGATACTATTCTTAGGGGAGTAGATTCTGATGGAACTGTGTATAAAATCGATAAAAATAGAGGGCTTACCAAGGAAACTTTATGTGAAGATTATGGGGTTAGTATACTCAAAAACGCCGGAGAATGGAACGAAAATGCTGACTATGCGGTTACAACATCAAATTTAACAGTAGAAGAACATTTAATAGATTTACGTGGTTGGGGGAAATGGTTAGATGCGAGTTGTAGCAAAACTGTAAATATACCAAAAGATTATAAATTTGAAGATTTTAAAAATGTATATTTAGATGCGTATAAATCAAAAGTATTAAAGGGTATCACAACATATCGAGCAGGTATCATGACGAATGTATTGGCTGCTACTACTAACGGAGAAGACACCACAAATTCAATACCAAAACCAACCGCACCAAAAAGAGGAAAAAGACTTAATGCGGATATGCACCACATAACCATTAAGGGGAATAGATATTATGTTGCTGTTGGATTGATGGACGGAATGTTATATGAAGTTTTCACTGGTAGTAATCATAATCACGAAGGGGATATAATCATCCCCAAAACCGTTAAATCAGGAATAGTGGTAAAACACGGAACAGGAAAATATGTGTTCATCAGTGAAGATAAGGAATATTCATTAACGAATGGGCATAATGACCCCACTGCGGATGCCCTTACCCGAATGATTTCCATAGGACTTCGGCATGGAGTTGAAATTAGTAATATAGTAAAACAATTAGAAAATACTACAGGGGATATGTTCACATTCTCTAAAGTATTATCAAGAACGTTAAAGAAATATATTAAAGATGGAACAGTTGTAGATGGAGAAAAATGTCCAACATGCGGAGGTAATATAATCAGAATGTCGGGTTGCTATACTTGCATGGATTGTGGATATAGTAAATGTCAATAACTGAAAATGCGCACCCAATGAATCTATATTGATTGGGTGCGCAAAGCGGTTCTGGTGGAAAATGTGAGCTTGTTTAATAACCTAAAACAAACCAACTTATACCACCCGCAGAAAATGGGTCTACATTAGCATTCTGTATTTGTATCGACAGATTTGTTTGTGTGGCATTAGTAATTATTTGAACCCAAGTATCATCAGCATTACCAACATTACCAACACCAGGAGAACTCTTTATCCACGTTGCTTGTTGATGAATACAAGCATTAGGAAAAACAACGGGAAACGAAACTGTTACAACATTTTGACTATTATATATTAATGGTGTTTCACCCCACTGCATTATCAATCCACTACCAAATGTTTGATACCCAACAGAAGAAAGTGACGCACTACCACTCAATTGATGTATGAGATTGTCGAAATTGTTAGCATTAAAATTTATAGAAGACAACGAAGTTCCTATGCATTCCGTTGGCTGAATTGTAACTGTTCCGTAATAATTGCTCATTTGTTATTATTTATCCATTATTTCAACTTCAGTGGGTATAAATTCTCTACCTCTAATTATTTTTTCCTCTGGTTCTTCTAATCCTAACATTTGTTTAATTATTTCTTCTCTGGATGCTACTATAACTTGTGTGTTATTAGTAATAGTATTTGTTGGTGATGAGGCGGGTAATGCTTTCACCATTTCTTTTTTATTAGAAAAATCCAAAGCTTTTATTTCCTTTGTCATTTCATGTTTTTTACGGAGGATGTTTAATTTATTCAGTGATTCGAGTGCTCCTGTAGTTGAAGTTATTAATGCTGCAAGTGCTGCGATTTCATCAGGGTTTTGGCCTTGTGTTATATAATCCTTTAATTCCTTTACTGAATCCAAACTTAAATCTATCAATGCACTAGATTTCTTTAATATAAAATTCGACAATTCATCTTCCGTTGGTGCTGCTGCCTCTGGTGTAATATTTGGAATTTTTGGTGGATATCCAGCAGAAAGTTGATTTAGTAAAGTATCAATATTGTCAATTTCGTCATTCATGTAAAAATACTTAATTAAATAACTTGCAAAATCAAACTATATATAATAATTATAATCATATGGAAACTATTATTAATACAATTCAAGGAACCTTCATCGTCCCAAAAGAAAAAGAATCAGCACTTATAAACTGGCTACAAGCTAATGCGATTCGTCAAGGTTCTCAAAGAGTAGAAGAAGGTAATAATTATAACGGAACGCAATTAATTCACGATTAATTTGATTTTTGGTAATTTTGATATATAATTTCTTTATATGTTGAAATCTGATGAATTTAAAAATCTGTGGTGTGAAAAATATCGACCAAAACAATTTAGTGATTTAATTCTAAGTCCTGAAGATAAGGAATATTTTCAATCTCTAAAAGACAAACAAGAAATACCGCATTTATTGTTTGTTGGTCCTGCGGGTGTTGGTAAAACTGCATCTAGCAAAATTATCGTCACTGATATTTTAGATTGTCAATATCTTTATATCAATGCTTCTGATGAAAACGGTATTGATACTATCCGTAATAAAGTCAATGGATTTGCACAAACGAAATCTATGGATGGTAAAATGAAAGTTGTATTGTTAGATGAGGCCGATGCTCTTTCAAATTCTGCTATGGACGCTTTAAGAAACGTTATTGAAGAGTTTGCTAAGAATTGTAGGTTTATTTTCACTGGAAACTACTTACATAAAATCAGCGCACCTATCAAATCGCGTTGCACACCAATAAATCTACTTCCTCCTATTAAAGAAATTGGCGAGCGGGTATTTCACATTTTAACAGAAGAAAAAATCAAAGTTCCAGAAGAAGAACGCCATAAATTAATCAAACTGATCAAAGATAATTACCCTGACATAAGAAGTATTATTGGAAGACTCCAACAATATTCACATACTGGTATCTTGTGTATTAAAGATATTTCATCTAAAACTATTGCAAAGATAATATGCGATAAAATAGTAAAGAAAGAAGACATGTTTAAAATTAGAGAATATGTTATCGAACGAGAAGCAGAATTTTCTACTAACTATTTAAATTTACTAAAAGAAATGTTTGAAGTTTGGTATAAAGACTCTACATTAAACACTGATGATAAAACAAATAAGTTATTACAATTATCGGAAGGTATGTATAGAGATGCAATTGTGATAGACAAAGAAATTAATTGGTTCTCTACTTGTTTGAAGCTATAATTATTAATATGGCGAATTATTTTACAAATATTATTAATGAAGATGGATTATTTGTTGGTATAATTTATGATGCAGCAACAACACAGGAAGTAAAAAGAACGGAAAAACTCACTAATAAGAATGATGTTGTGTTGTTGGTGCATGAATATCTAGCATCACTTTCTAAAGCTAAAAATAATATTAAATCTAGTTCATTGCGTTTTAATAATCCAACAACACCACAGCCTAATAAATGTAAGGTTTGTTAAATGTCTCCTTCGTCTTTTGGTATTGCAGTAAAGTTATGAATTTTAACAGCAGTGATATCGTTGTAATATGATGTTCCCTCGAAGATATGTTTAACATCAATAACAAAATATTGACCTAATAGTTTATCATCAAAAGTAGAATCAGGATCAGCACCATTTAGTTTATCAATACCGATAAAAACTCCTGTATTTCTTAATGTTAATCCTGTAACTCTAAAATTGATACCAGTATTTAAAAATATACCAAGTTTTAATAGATTTTGTATACCATAAGATTGCCTAATTCCATCTTCATCAATACCTCCATATAAACAAGAAGTTGGATTCATATTAGATAATCCCTTTGTTCTATTAAGATTTATCAAAAAATAATCTTCTTCACTTCCCGTTCCGTTATAAGATGCTTTATATAAATTCTTGATATATTTTTGTGCAATAAATCTTCTTGATGTTTCTACTCTATTCTCTAACAAATCCAATTTAAACATTCCTGTTTTCACGTCTGTACTATGAACAGGAGTAGTTTTAAATAATCGAGAATTTACATCACCCGACATATCCAATATGGTATATTTCAATATTTCGCTATATCCTTTTAGTTTAAAGTCTTTTTTTGCATTATTTGCTTTATTGACTGGAGCACGAACTGGATATACTTTCGCAGAATTTTTAGGATTTGTGCTATTTGTTAATGTATCAGAAACAAAAAAATGTTCTCGTTGAAAATCCCCAGGAGTATCACCAGTATTTCCCGCTTTCTCAAAATATTTACTCATAGGTATTAAAGATACCTTACCTAGATACATAGGTTGAGACTCCGAAGTTATGTTCATACCTCCAGTATTTCTATCTCTTCCATTGGATAATATACAAAAATCATGAATGTTTGCGCTTCCAGATTTAGGTTTACCAGATACTGATCCTATTTCTCCTTCGGTAAAAGCTACAGTGTCTGTTATTACACTAGTATGGTGAGATAGTGCATATTCTAAATCATCGGATGCCATAGAATCCGCAGTTGATGTATAAAATAATTTATCTGATCCATCATCCCACATATCACGTTCTTCGATTTTTGGCAATGCCTCTTGTAGTCCTGATAATCTAAACAAATCACGAATTATCCATCCAGTAGCCTTTTTTCCATCCGGTCTACTATTTGGTGCTTCATTTTCTGACGCCATATAACTAGAGTATAATAAATTTGTAGTTTTTAACTTTTGATATTTATAATCAACTAAATATAATTTTTTACATTTATTGGTTTGTGATGTTGGCATACCTTCCATACCTACTGGACTATCTATATCTTCAATTTTCGTAATCGCAAAGGTATATTCCAATTTCCAATCTGTTATATCTAATCCTTGTGACACTAATGGAGCAAATGATTTTTCATTGGGTACAATTCTAACATATAAAATATCGTTACCATCATTTTTCAAAACTTTTAGTTTGGTTTTTTGTGCTTTGTTTGTGTTTAATAAATCTATAGTATCTTCCAACGCAGAACGAAAAACCAATTCTGCATTAGTCCACCATTTCGATAAACTGTCAGCTATAGTAAAACTAATAATACTTTGTGGGCTTAATCCTACTTTATATCTTACTTTTGGAGCATCCGAAGAATTAGGATCAAAAGACCCAAGATCAACATCCATCAAATAAAATTGTATATCATATATGTTATTAGCATAATCATGAGATATTATTTTATCAAAAATTGAAGTTTGATTATTTGTTGGCATTTTATTGTATAAGTTGTGTTAAAATTTCTTGCACTACTTGCGTTGTTGGTATTTTAAGAACTGTTCCTGGTATCAATGGAGCAAGAGGATTATCAATTTTATTCGCAAGTAAAATAATCCACCATAAATCTATAGTATCATAATTGCGATATGAAACCAAAGGCCACGCATCTTGAGGAGTTATAACATATTGAGTAAAAAACGAATCTGGTAAATTATCAGGAAATATTATAGATTGTAATAAATTATAAAAATAATATCCACTATCATCTTGATAAACATTAAAAACATTTTCAAAACGTGTAGCTTTTATATTAGGTAACTCGTATATTAAATTTTGGTTCATAATTATCGTCCTCCAATATATGGATTAGTTATAGAATCGCTGATAGATGGTTGAGAAAACGATTTTGCAATTCCTACTGGTGCTTGTGGTTGTCTTAATGGAGATGATGGAAGTTGTGTTGATTGGGTTTGTGTTGTTATTTTATTATTTTCTTTAAAAACTCTATTCAATAAATTCCTACTAGGCATAACCATATCAGTTAATGTAATAGAAATCTCATATGCATCAGGAATATTAGCCTCCATGCCATTATCCAATATCATCCTTCTTATATTTCCCCTATTTTGAATTTTTAAATCTGAAATATATGAACCGATTGAAGAATACTGACCAGGAATATTAACCATATAAAATACTGGAGGATACGCGGAAATGAATGTTATTTTTGCGTATAAATTTTGATATACAATTTGATTACAAAATTCCCAATTCCTAAGAATATCACTAGATTTTATAGTATTAAACAGATAAAAATTTATAGTAAAAGTTTTATTTCCTGTGTTCTGCCAAATCATAGGTTTATCTAAAAATCCGGTTTTTGGATATTTGATACCTTCCGCGAATATTGCTGCTCCTGCAACCATATCAACACCATCACCAAGAATTTTTACCCCTTCTCCAAATTTTCCTGATTGTGCTGCACTTTTTACCTTTTCTATCGCATCAGAAGCTGCCCATGTATTATTAACGCTAAAATTATCTTCAGTATAATATGGAAACCAATAATTATAGTTAGTTGGTGCGCTATAATCAAACATACCTTCATATGCAACGTCTTTATTACTATGTTTTGAAAAATGTGATGTTACATCCACACTATTCAACAATCCGCCACCAACAGCCTTTACATTACTAGAATAATAACTAAAAGCATTTGTCAACATACTTTTTGTCATTTGATACTCTTGTAGATAAATTACTGGAGTTTTATTTTTCAATGCTTCTGTCATTGGTGATAATGTCCACGTATAATCATTAACGATATCCACATTTGTTAATGATTTTGCTCTTAACACCATCGATTCTAATACGTTACTTTCTACATTAGCATTAAATATGTCTATTTGTTTTTGATACCACGCAAGGTCTTGTGTTGTATTATTAGGTTCACTCATAATATTAAGCGTATATTGAAGTTAAGAATTGGTTACGAACAGCATCTATAGCACTTGCAGTAGATTCTAATGCTTGCGCTTTCTGTTCTTGTTTTTGTTGTGTTGGATATACATTTACTCCTTGGGAATTTATTTGTTTACTCAATACTTCGATTAAAGCAAACATAGATTCCCCCAAAACTTTTAATCCGTTATTTGCATTACCAGTGTTTTTATCAATGGATTCTAAAACTTTTGTATTATCTATATCACCACCACTTTTACCCAACATTTTATCGATTGCACCACCCGCTTTAAACCCAATAACAGAATCTTCACTGGAGAATTTAATAGTAGGAGAATTTGGACGAGAAATGAAATCATCAGCTTTATCTATATTATTTGGAGAAGCTTTAGTTTGTTCTTTTTCGTTTCCACCACCCGTTATATATTTCCATGCGTTAGCAACTTTATCTTTTACATTACCAATTATTTTAGAACCAATTTTTTTAACATTTTCCACTACAGAATCTTTAATCCATGTTATCATATCCTCCAACACATCAAAACTATTCGCTACTTGGGATTCTCCTCCTGTTGCTGCATTAGTTTCTTTTAATAACCCAAATGCATCTAATACCATACCAACAACAGGAATTGCATGAGCTAAACTTATAAAACCTTCTTTATAATTTCCTTGTTTGAATTGTTCTATAGAATTTATCAAAGATCCGATAAAAGGAATGTTACTAAGATTTTCCTTCATCCAATCATACATCATTGAAATACCATCCG